TATGTATATAAATTTTGTGTTCTCAGTTGAGGGGGTGGCTCGGATAGTATAGCTTTCAGGAAACCAAATATAGTATCTAATATAAATTTCAGTTTGAGGAGCATCACTAATTTTAAATCTTTGCTCTGACCACGCATCAGCATCCAGGTCTTCATTGCCCACAAAACGAAATTTAATAGAGTATGCCCCCGTTCTTGGATTATCCGTACTTACAGTGGTATATGTACTTTCCCCCCAAGCTGCACCGCTTAAAGGATCGACGTGGGTAAAATCACCCGATTCAAGACTATCAGAGAATAATATATCGGCATCAGCAAGTGGAGTGAAAACCAAAGTAATTAATATACTTACTATAATAATTAATTTTCTCATTCTGCACACTTATTTATAGTAAAATACAAATCTATGTCCGGTTCTAAATTACTCATATTCCAACTTCCGCCAGCAGCACCGTATATATAATTGCCTCCAGTATACACGTCACTGTTATTTCTTCGTAAAAATATACTCGTAACCCCGTCACCCAACACCCCAAAATACCATGTGCCTGTTGAGAGGTTTGGATTAGAGGCAGAAAGTATTTCTGTAACACCTGTATCCGGCGTAAAAGATATTTCTTCTGTATACGTTTTTGACAAATCAGGACTTGTTCCGATTCTTAACGTATGTGTCGATTCAGCTCCAGATAAAAACGATACAGTTATGCTATATAAACTAATCGCTGTATTTAGAGTAAAAGACTGTCCTATAACTCTTGTATTTATGTTGCCAGAGTTAGCATCATTAGATGTTTGTGATATTTCAGCAGTTCCACTTGAACACCCACTCGCCTCAACCTCACTGCCCAACAACGTTACCCCGAATGCCTGAGTATATATCAAGCAGCAGACAAATATCATGCAGATTATTTTATTCATAATCACCTCTTCTCAAAGATAGCAGTGACTGATGCGCCCTTATGAACTGGCGAGCATACTGTATCAATGTCAACAAAAATTTTATCACCAGTTGCAAGCTCATCATTAGATGTGTCAACCACTTCATCAGAGGCGGTGTATTCTCCAAACCCAACCGTAACACCTGTGGATGTCATATTGGCAGCAGTTGCCCCACGAACCCTCCTGATCACAACTGTGGTTGCACCAGATGCAGCAGAGTTCAAGTCTGATACCGATGCCACAACATCTACCAGCTCCCACCCGTTCATGTACGCAGGGACTGCAAAGAATTGTTTCCCATCTGCAACGGCGGTATCAACATCAGAATCGTGGATTGTCCATGCAACAGGCTCTGTTATTGTGATCCAAGTAGACTGGCTTGCGTCTTTGGCCGCATTGTCCGAAAAGGTTACCGAGGATGGTACACCGAATGCCATAACTTGCCCTGATGCAGGGTCAGATGTCGGGAGCAATAGGATTAAATCATTATTATTGCTGACAGGACTCCCCCAGCCGACATAATTTGACCCGTTATCAGTGTCTTCCAGCCAATAGGAGTATCCACCACCAAAAGCGGTAGGCGGTACATCAAATCCCCTTGCATTAACGACAACAAGCCGCCATACCCCCGCAGTGGCATAGTCATCAGGCCTTATAATGTTCGGACTTGATTCTGCATCAGTTCCAGAAGCATCAAAAATGTACGTGTAAAAATTTACAGTGCTTCCGCTTATGGTCAAAACCTCTGCAACATCACCTTCTGCAAGGTTGTCAGCATTCGGGGTTGATGCACCTGTTATATCAAGAGCATCAAGCATCCCGGCAGTTCCGCCTGTCAGACCAATACACCCGTATTTATTGACAGCGGAATGAACATTGCTAAATGCAAACAGTACAAATACACAAATTAATATCAGTTTTTTCATATCAATAATCCTTATATGTTATTCCGCCGGTGTTTAGATATGTGATTCCGGCAGTGTCATTATAAACAAATGTGTTTGTAACTGATGCCATTGTCTTTTTCATTATGCTCAGCCCATCCCCGACGGTCAGGCCACCACCCATGCTCGGCAACCGGCTAAACTGCAAATTTGCAGCCCATGCAACCGAAGCCAGGCAGATGATCATGGCTATTAAAATAAGTTTTTTCATTCAACTTTATCCCCCATAATCGTTAATTAAAATTTTGTTTTATACTGGGTGATCTGACATGTGCCGGTGCCTTTGATCACTATATTATCAAACATGCCGTGCAGTGGCAGATTGGTATTATCCACATCAGAGGATACGCCTGTAAAGATCGGCGGCGTGTTTGCATCTGACTGCGCATATACATCAATGGTTCCGGTCACCAATGTGATCATTAAAAAGTCGGCATCCAGGTCGATGGCAACATCAACCCCTTCGGTTGTTGCTGTTACAGCATCGGTGGCAAGGGCAAATTTTGCATAAGGGGTGTCTGAAACTTTTGTCAGGTCTGTATATTGCGCCTGGGTCAGATCCACATAATAATAAGTTTCGATCGTCTCATTTGGATAAACGATTTGGATATTGCCGTGTTTGTTTCTGATTGTAACACTGCTGCTGCCATCATTTCTGTAAGTCACAGCATGTGCCTGGATCGACGTTGACAAGAGTGCCATACAAACTGCGACCGTTACCAGTGCCAGCATCATAAAAATAGCAAATGCTGATTGAAAAATTGCTCCAAGTTTCATGTCTATATCTCCTTATTTAAAAAAATTATGGACCGGTGGCAGACCACTTGGCGCTGCCGGTCGAAATTACGGTTCCTGATGCTAAATCGTATGTGTATTCAACGACTTTTAATTGATTGTCGATTGCGGTTGATCCAGCCGGATACCGCCTGAGACTTGCAACAACAGACAGGGAATTGATTTTGAATGTAGTGCACCCAAGAGTGTAAGTATACCAACCATATGGGTCGGTTGTTCCATTAGAACCCCCTTTCAGCGTGAAAGATAGTGTTGATAGCAGGGAGCTGACCACAACAGTATCCGTTATATTTGTCCCTCCCCTTTCAAAAACAGATCCCCCCTCTGATCGTAAATAAGTCATCCCATCACTGAAAAACGGACAAGCTAAAGTATCAGTTATGGTAGCTCTATACCCATATGGTGTTGGATTCCCCACTGCATTCATTGACCAATCATAATTAATCGTATATGTGGCGGAATAGACTTCCCATCCAGTCGTCGCTGGTGTAGGCAAAGCAATGGATTCGTTTACAATACTATCATAATTAGTAGAACCCACCCGTGTAGCTTGGGCGGTGTAAGTGATCCCCGGAGAAGAACTTGCCGATGCCGAAGAATATTCGTAAGAGGCTGAACCAAAAGTTCCAGATGCATTTGCAAACCCCGCTATAACCTTAACATTGTGACTGCCCGCTGTCACGATGCCAGAAATAATCGTGTTTTGAACAAACCCAAGTTGCCCGGCCATCTGCGATGTCAGCGTCAGCGTTTCTTTCAGAGAGCCATCAATATATAAAGATAAGGTTACCGCTCGATTATAATAGATACCAGCGGTGCCGGTGCCCCTGACGGACTTGATTTCACACAGCACAACCACCCGGTTACAGTTTGCAGGTGTGGTCATTGAAGACGCATCGGATTCATCAATAGTCAACGGCCCCGGATCTGACGTGGAAGCTTCTGTAATATTGACGCTTCGTACTGCATTCCCGGCTTCGGATACCAATTCTATAGATGGGTCAAAGGCATAGTATTTTGATCCCGGGGACGGTAATTTTGTAACAGGATCAATTTCCCGCAGATTCATAGCCTCAAATTTAAAACCATGATCCACGCTGGCGTTGGCTGCGGAATATGTCTTGTTATTAAAGGGCTGCAGAGTAACGGTGGGCTCTGAAGAAAAATAACCCACTTCGGTCAGCACGCCATGAGCACAGGTGCCATGAGGTGCACGAATTAAAGATTTATAGGCAATTTCAACGCCGCCAAATGTTTTGTAATGGGTCAATGTGCCGGATTCAAGTACTGTGCGCTGCACATCATCGGCCAACTGTATCCGGCCGTTATTCAGATCCATTTCAACATGGGGCACTCCGGAACTGTTGGCTGTAAGACTTCTGGCAACGCCTGCATTCATTACGCCAAAATTGCTGACAATAGCGGACATCGTAGTTGCTGTAATTTTGTCAGCCGTGATAGCGCCTGCAGCCACATGTGCGGCAATGATTGAATTATACGCAATGTCAGCAGAGCCCACCTGCAATGTTGTGGCAGACCGGATGGAGCTGTATCCGGATGCGTTGCCCGATGTATCAACAGCCTTGAGTCGATAATAATAAGCTGTGGAGACGTCCATATTATACCCATCAGAATGAAAGGACGCCTTGATCTCCCCCAGAACCGTCACACTGCTTGAAAAATCTGCAACAATAGACCGCTCCAGGATATAATGGCTGAAATCATATTCTGTGTTATCATCCCAGGACAGGCCGATATTTTTAAATCCGGGTATGGCAGCGCCCGACGCGGGCCAGGTGGGCGCTGCCGGGGCGGCGGTATCCCGGGCGGTGGTGTGCAGCACCTGGGTGCAAAAGGATGTATGGTTTCGGCCGTGATCCCAGGCCCGGACAGCAACACCGTATTGTTTGTTCGGCACAAGCTCCCACTGGTATTCGCGGTCGGTGGTGGTAAAGCTGGACCGTTTGTTGTTGGCCATGTCTTCAAGCTGGACTTCATAATAGCTGAAATCATCCGACAGCTCTGAATCACTGTTCCAGGTTGCCAGCAGCGTGACGATGTTTGCCCCGCCAAAGGCAATAGTGGAATTGGAAACCAGAGACAGGGCACCGGGAATGGCCAGGTCACAGTCAGAGGTGTCAATGGATACCGTGTCAATGGCTTCGTTAACCGAATAAATCTTTGATGTGTCTTTGGCTTTGATCCGGTAGGTCTTGGTATCACTCATGCCTTCGGGAATAAAAATACTGCAGTTTGTTTCAATGGATGTTTTGACGACTGTCCCGCCTGCCCAGGTGCCGCCTTCCCGGATTTCATACAGATCAAGATCAATATCATCAACCGCAGAATAATTAAAATGCACGGCCCGTTTAATGGCATCCCAGGTGGCCGTAAAATTGATCACGTCTCCTGGAGGCATTGCTTTCCCCAGAATAGTAACAGCGGTGTAATTACTGGTTTTCAAAACCGGACCATTATCACCGGCAGCAATGATAATCTGATATTCATGCCCAAGGATCAGCGGCGCTGTCACGGTGTACTGCAGTGTATGGACATATGCCAGGTGGACCGGATCTGCATCCTGTGTTACATTTTTCAGCCAGATATTCCAACTTGCGCCGGTATCGGTGTAGGCCCGGTACCAGGACACATTGATTTTGGATTGATAACTGCCGTCTGCCGCATAGGCTAAAAACTCATTGGCCATGACACTGATGGCTTCCTGCTTGTGCTGTTCCCAGGCAGGTTCTTCGATGACCAGGTCTGAGTTCTCCGTGTGGATTTCATCAATATACTCTGCCAGTACAAGCGAAGCTGTAAAATCGTCCCGTCGGGAAATCTCGGCAATCCGATATTTTTTCATAAAACCCGAAGTCACCAGGCCGAACAGATACAGATCATATTGTACCGGCATGGATATCCAGGGAGATGCCAGAAATAGAATATCCGTGGCAGCGGCAGGGGCCATGTTGATGGTCTTTTCCACCTGGCTGTCATCCCCCAGGCGGACCCGCAATTTGTAGGTGATGGATGCTTCTATGGTCACGGGCTGATCCAGCTGCACCCAGGGTCTATGATCTATCAGAGGATCATATTCATGCCCCAATACATCCACGTTGTAGTCATTTCCGGCATCCACGATCCTGCCGCCCAGGTTCAGCCCGTCGAAATTGACAATATCGTGCTGGAAATAGCACAGATCCCCGGTAACGCACCCGAAGGAGTCAATAAACGCATCAAACGACGGCGTGCGCAGAAAATATTTGTTTGTATTGATCAGGCGCACCCCTTCGCGCGTGGCCTGCTTTTGCGGGATTCCGGCTTCGATCCGCACCTGGGCCGTCTTGGAAACCGTGGTGGATGAAAGATATTCTGCAGAATGCACAGATATGGGCTGGCGGGTATGGTCTCTGTCCGGATCTGTGTACTCGATTTCGACACAATTCGCCCGGTCCTCTTCGGGCAGATATCCCATATCAAAAGTTTCATCCAGGATATTGCCCATATTGAAGATATGCGCCACATTGGTTTCCTGCTTGTCGATAAACACCCCGATATCCGAACCCCGGTATATCAGTGCGGCCTGGCCGATGGCTGCGGCTTTTTGCGCATTGTCCCACAGATTGCCGGCAGAAAAAATCATATGCGCAATATTGCGCTTTTCCGCCGGATCTCCGGTCTGGCTGACATCGGTATCGTTATGCTCTGCAAACTCGTAAAACTCATCATAAATGATCCGCTCCACATACACCTGATTGGATACAAGCCGATCATAGCAGATCCATGCAGGGTTGGTTGCAGATTTTGAAACCCATGCCGGAACGCTTAAAGACGTATCAAATACCTGGACAGTGTTGCGGGTCACAAGGCATGAAAAAGACGGTCTGCCGCCGCTTAAATCTTCTGTGGCAATTCCCATGAATGCATATTTGGCAATGCCCTGATAAATAAAAGGCTCTTTGATGATTTCATCCCAGAACATCCAGTAAAGATCCGTATTTGTCCGCACTTCTGTATCGTCCGCTGTTGTGCGGGTCAGCCGCATGTCATACTGGTCGGCTTCAAGATCCGGAATGGTGTATATCTCCCTGATGGCTTCGGTGGTGGCGCCGGACAAGGTAAATGAACCGTGATTGATCCAGTAAGTATCAGATGATTTTTTATATTCGATCGTAAAGGAAGCAGATCTTTCATCCAGTCCGGCCTGGTCGTTTGAATAGTACATGCCGGACGGTGCGCTGACAATAATCTTGAGTTCTTCCACCAGCGTCCCGTCTGTTGTACGGGTCTGGGCACTGCCATGCATCAGCTTGGCTGCGTTAACACTTTTCTGGGAATGGACATTTTCAAACCCTGGGATCAGCTCATCATTCAGTGTGCCCAGGCGGGTTTCAATGGTGACATCCTTAAAATACGAATACGGCTGATTATTGATCCGGACATCCGTGATAGAGTCCACCTGATGCCCGCAAAGCCCCATCAGCACATACAGCACTTCCTTGTTATTTTTAATGTCAATATACTGATTCAGCACCTGGCCGTACATGCGGTTTGTGCCGTAAATATCATAAATTGCCGTGCCTTCCACCACCGTCTGGCTTAAATCCCCCCAGCCATATGCCTGGGCAGATTTATCGTATGAACTGCTGGATGTAAGCTCGCTTTGCTGCGGTGCCACAAGGCCCATGACATAGTTCAGGCCCGCGCCGATGGCAAAAATAGTTGCTGCAAACACTCCGACATATACCGCTGCCATGCCATAGGCACCTGCTGCCAGCAGAGTCGAAAAAGAAGCACCCGCCGCCCAGGTGGCAACCATCGCACCTACTTCAAAATTCACTTTGACACTGATGGCAACGATATCCCCGGCTTTTACCGGAACCTGGTCAAACGGCGCTGTGATAATATGCCCGTTCACAGCAGCCACACAGGTTAATCCATCCATCACCGGCAACCGGCTGTTAATATAGGTATCCAGAGACTTGCCGGTAAATTCGACAGTTTCCTTCTCATTTTTGAGCGGCTCACATGGATTAAGTATTTTAACGATCAGTACCGACATAACGATAATATCCTATGATGTGCTGCTGCCATTTGTGTATTCTGTCAATCACCACGGACCGGTTCAGCGTGACGTGGATCATCCGGCCGTTGCCGATAAACACACCGATATGATGCGCAAAGTCAGGGTCCATGGACCGGATCAACACTCCGCAGGGTTCCTCCGGCGTTGATATCGGTGCCCAGTATTTTGCCGCATGGGTCTGGATTTCCTGCATGGATGCCTGCTTGCATGCGCACACAGATATATTTGTCCGTGGCAGGTCAATGCCGTAGCGCCGGAACACTTCAACAGCCAGCCCGTAGCAGGAATAATTGTCCGGGCCGTAGCCGTCCGCATCAAAGGGTTTACCCATCAGATCATTAAAATCCATCATGCTAAAAATCCTTTTCTGCCAACGCCTGGGAATCCGCAGTACCTCAAAGAATTACCCAGCTCCCGGCAGCGGGCCAGGGTTTTGTTGCAGGTGGTTTCTTCACCAGTATAACCACAGGTAGAGTCTTTGAACTTGACCGTGTTCCGGCCATGATTTTTGAAGTATCGGTCCTGGGGATCACGCACCAGCGTAAGATTGGGAACGCTCAGCGTCAGAGTGACTTTGTTGGCATGATCCACATGCGCACCCATGATTTTAAACAGGCGCTTGCTCCAGGGCGTGGTCTCTTCCAGGTGCCCGGAATGCACCATATATATCCAGACGTCCGCGCCGTTGCCGCCGCCGTACTTATCTATAAGGGGCGAAATATCCCGGTTGGGATCAATAAACGCCAGTGGTATGGACGGGATGCTGCCATCCTTGGTTTCATTAATGGGGGACAGCGCAAATGCCGCAGGCTGCCAGGTAATGCTGTTCCATACCACCTGAATATTGTTCAGGCATATATTGACAGCATCTTCGTTGGGATAACAAATTTTAACCAGGATCAAAAACGCCTGGTTTGACGTGATCTTGTTTTTTTCAGCAAGGGCAGAAGCCGGAAGTGTCATGGTTACACCTCACCGAATTTAATGGTGGTTTCCCACACATTACGCTTGATATTCAGGGTAAACGGGATGTCATCCTGAAGGAACACCACCTGATAGACTGTGGTGTCGGTGATGTCCACGCTGTTAAGCTCAAAGATCCCGCCTTGCCAGGTGTCAAAGAATGTCTTGATTGCCGCTTTTTCAGCCGCAGTGGCCCGGACCGCCAGTTCAAATTCGGTTTTGATAAGTGTTGCCCGGGCAAAGGATATGGTGTATCCGGCAGATGATTTTTGCCGGTTCGCAGCCTTGGCAGGGGTATCTTTAAATCCTGTCACTGCGGCCGGTGTCGGAAACGTAGCCATGTTTTATCCTCTCCCCAGGGCAGCATTCATACTGCCTTTGTATCCGCGATTGTTTTTGATATTTTCCAAAACAACACCGCACACCCAGGCCCCGCTGTCAAATCTGGGTTCCTGCCGCGTAACCTTGGTGTCTGATCCGGTCTTGTCAATGACTTCAATGGTGATATTCACCGGCTGTGCCGGGCTGCTGACAACCGCCTTGACACCCATATCCCCGTTGGATGCCCGGAACAGCGGCGCTATGACTTCCGGGCTTTTTTCTCCCATGACACCCAGCCCGCCGCCATGGGCAAACAGCGTGGGCTTGTCCACAATGGTGTTCGTGAACATGCTGCCCTTTGCATATGCAGTAATGCCGGTGGCATCATAGGCATTGCCATGGGCATTAAAAAAAGAAGAGATTGTCTTGCCCCAGGACGTGCCGCCTGCCCAGTCAAACAAATTGGCGGTTTCTTTTTGAATAATCATTTGCGTGATCATCTTCCCAAACGAAATCGCGATTTTATCAAAAGAAAACTCGGACTCCCAAAGCATATCGTTTAATGTGCTGGCATATCCGGTTGCCCATCCAGAGAAGGCGTCCTTCATATATGAAAATTTTGTATCAGTAGATTCCTTTGCGGCCTTGGCTTCCTCATCATTGATTTTCTTTTCTTCCATCATGAACCACATGGCCAGGCCGACCTTGTCTTTTACATATTTATCATATTCATTGTATCTGGCCTGGAGCTGATCCCGCTCGAAGTCGTATGTGGTCATGGATATGCGCTTGTAATCTGTGGCAAATTCTTGATTGACGTCAGTGACTTTCTGCCAATGAGCGTCGATATCATGCAGGATTTTATCAAGTGCCGCCTGGATATCTTTTTCCATTTTCTCTGTTACCGGCTGTGTGCCATCGGATTTGCCCTTGCCGATTCCTGCACCGTCGAGGTCTTTTGCCCCGCCAAAAAGCTTTATGTCATTCGTTTTACTGGCCCACTCATCCACCTTGGACACAATCCCGTCCATCTGGTTTTTGATTTTTATATATTCAAGATAATTCTGTTTTGATGCTTCATTTTCTTTTTCTGCCTCATAGGCTAATTCGGCACGCTTGATGATCATCTGTGTCATCATCTTCACGTTGCTTTCGTACAATTTATCGCCACCCACCATTCTGGCATATTTGCCGGACCAGGTGTCCGGATCAAGCTGAGATTGCAAATCTTTTATAGATTGATCCAGATAGGATATCTGGGTCTCTTTTGCTTTGGCTTTCAGCTTTGCCCAGCCGCCCTGTATCAACTCCAGGGTCTGCAGAAAATAACCCGCGCCCAGGGTCATCACCCTGAAACTTTGCATTACCCAGACAGCGGTGTTTTGCGCCCAGGTTTTCAGATCCATCTGGCCCTCGTTGGTGGATAAATAATCAAGGAATTCGCCCAGGCTCTCTTTCATGGCCTCGAACGGCCCGGAATCCATGACATCTTTTTTAAACATCGTCATCTTGTCCGACATGTTTGATGTCATGCCCGCCCAGGACGTAGAAAGCTCATCCATGCTGCCGTCAAAGCGAGTAAAAATTTTACTCAATGCTGTGGATATGCCGGATTGTGTTTTGTCAGCAGTCTGGGTCATGTCCCGGCCATTTTGCGACCATTTAAAAGTGACTTTATCTCCCTCGGTACTGGTTTTGACGCCGAACTCTTTTAAACGCTCAAATTCTCCAACGACAGCATCTGCAAACATTTCAACTGTCTGGTTTAAACCTTTTCCCATGGCTGCGGCAGTATCTCCAAGAGTCCTCATCCATGTAGGGGCATTAAGGCCATAAGCCTCAAGCTTTACAAAAGACTCTGTAACCTGGTTCAGTTCATATGGAGTTTTAGCAGTAAATTCTGTTATCCAGGCCATTGATGCTTTAGCTCTGTCACTGGACCCGGTAATTGTTTTTAACTGGAGCTCATACCGCTCAAAAGAACTTGCTACAGCAATAAGGCTGGAAGCCGCTGATTTTAAATAAACTGTCAAACCAACAGAGACAAGACCTATCACAGCTGTTTTAAGGCTGATGATACTGCTTGCGCTATTTTTTGCAGACTGGCTGAAAGCGTCAAAAGACGACTTGCCTTTCCTTCCGGTTTTTTCAGACTCGCGGCCAATGGTTTGAAGGACTTTTATGGAGCCCTTCTCATCCATCTTCAGCGTAATTTTTATAGTGCCGGTGTTTTCAGACATTGTTCAAGCCTTCCTAAATCCCGCCATTCTTCATAAGTGAAATCGTTTGCTTCAAACGGATATCCTGCAACACGCAGGTTCCGGTTTTCCAGCAGTTTTATGGTGTAGGGGCCCAGACTTTCGTATCGCTTTGTCGGGCAGTTTTCACATGCCCAGTCAAGTTCCGGCCCATCACCACATTCTGCTTTGCATTTTTCATATTCTTTTTCAGTACACAGACCTGCCCGAAGTGCAGACAGGTCTGACATTAGTTTCCCTCGGTATCTTCTCCATCAGAAGCTGCACTTTCCGGAGCGACAACCTGACTTGATCCATCAAAGACCTGGACAGCCAAAGTTTCGATCAGATCTGATGCGTGTTCTTTGATTACATTCTTCCAGTCCGGATCATAATTTTTTGATTTTGGATCCGAAGAAATATCCACCGGGTTACCATCCACTCTTTTCTGGAAATCACCATCCCGGATGCCGGTCAGGATCTTCAGGCCATGTTCCAGTCTGTTTTCACCAATGCGGTTCTCAATATTGTTTTTAACTCTTTTCATACCGCCGTTTCGGTATGAGATGATTTCTTTGGATGACGGCATGCGATACTGCAGATGGATTTTGCAATCAGACAAATTATCCTGGATGATCATGGTGCTTGTTCCGCCTAAAACTCTTGGCATGTTATATCTCCTGTTTATTGAGCGTATCCGCTCTGAAGGTTTTTAACTTTCACGATGATGGAGCCATATGTATCGTCCTGGAGGACGGTCATGTCTCCTTTCTCTCCCAGCCGTTTGCCGTTGACGCTGATGGGCGCTTCAAGCACCCCAAGTTTCGGGAAGATCAGTTCAACGCCGTACTTGTGACCGGTATCAAATTCCAGGCCCTCGGCAAGTATCCGGCAGCCGAACGTCTCATTGGTGTCCATATAGTTTTGCAGGATATAATCCCGGAACTCACGGTCCAGCACCAGGGTCTGCTCGCGGCCATCCCGGAAATACCGGGTGGCATAAGACCCCCCAGCCCCCGGCGTATATTCCACATTGCCGTTATTGGCCAGGTTGTGCTCGATGGAATTAATTTCAGCGCCCATTTCACGACCGCCCACAAAGGCGGTGCCGTTCCATTTTCCGCCAATGCGGAACGTCAGCTCAGACACCCGCAGGGGAGTTTCTGCAACACGGGCCGGAAAGGTCATCCAGGTTTCTTCCGTGGGGGCATACAATACTTTGTAGGTCACATCCCCGGACGTGGCTGCAGGGGCAGTGATGGTGATCGCAGCAGGGGTGGCAGAAGACACGGCAGAAAACTCCACTTCTGTCCAGACACCGGATGCCAGCTCCACTTTGATCTGATGTATCGCATCCAGCCTCTCTGCAGCAGTGGCACCGGCCACACCATTGGCCGCAAGGGTCAGTGTGGTGACATCATCTGCAGCGGTGATACTTTCTTCAACCACGGATGCGTCAAACTTGCCTGTACCCACGGCCTCTCCGGAGACCTTGCAGAAACTATCCTTTGCAAAGCTTGCAGTCACCTGGTTGATAAACATAGAGGCATACCGTTCCCGGACAATGGTTTTTCCCAGGCGCTGGGCTGCTGTAAAAGACGGCTGGGATCGTGCGGTTTCCAAATCCCCGTCAATGGGGGTAATGGTGTGCAGCACACCGCTGCCTGCAGCAGATGCCGCAGCAGCGCCCAGGCCATATGCATATAAAAATGCAAAGTGCTGGGGCTGGGCTTTTTCAAAACTCAGCGGCAGGGCCGATGTTTTCCCCAGATCATAAATCGTGTCTGCCTCTTCCTTGCCCGTGGCCTCATCCTTGTTGCTTTCGCGCCGGGGTGTCCGGCTGATGATATTGTTGATATCTGCAAGCAAGGACAGGTCAAGGGTCTGGAATGTATTGATCGCAGTTTCAGCAGATCCTGCAGACACCGCAATCATATTGTGATTGGCACGTATTGATCGTGACATTATTTGCTCCTTTTCCTGTCAGTTTCAGGTTGCGGTACCGGCTTTGGTTTAATCTGTTCAAACCGGGTTTCATAGCCTTTGGGTGCCTGGGGGTAGGTCGTGTCCTGCCGGTATGTTCTGCCGGCATCCGGACCGTCCACCACCACAAACGCCTCCTGGCCTTTTTTGAGTTTGACCATGGTTTACTCCTCTGTTTCGTATTGATAAGACAGGCCCTTTTGCAGTATCAGGCCCGATTTTGTGTACATGACCCTAATGGGTGTTTCTGATACCGGGGACACGGCTTTGACATAGCCTGCCAGATAGTTTTCTGTCAGTTTTGCGCTGATGGTTTCGCCCAGGAGCAGAAAGTCTGTGATACAGTCATCCCCCGGCTGCAGCCTGTCATAATAATAGACATCCACCGGCAGAGACTTTTCAAGGACACCGCCCGCAAGCTCTGAAATATCGGTTTTGCCATCTTTGATGCCGACACACGGGAACCGCACACCTGCCGGTATGATATCCGGGTCCGCGATCAGAAGGATATCCGTATCCCGGTCAACCACCCCGGACAATTGTGTTTGAATAAGCTGAATTAACTGTCTCATGATGGTCTATTCCCCATAACAATAAAATCTTTGCATGTTTCAACGAACTCCTGCAGGTCCGCTTTGCTGAACCCTAAAAACTCACGTTTGGGTATGGTGACGGAACGATTCCTGCCCGCCTTGCCGCCCCGGTTATGGATGGCAGCATAAATCCGGTCAGAATAAATACCGGCGCTGTCCTTATCCGCATGAGGATGCACCAGGCGAAGGTATCCGTCCTGCTGCAGAATCTTGTCCATTTTGCCCTGATCGGCTTTGCGCTTGACCGTCATCGGTGACAGTGCCTGCCAGCGTGATCCGTCCGGGGCCTGTTCTTTTTTGAACCGATCATCTGTCTGCATGACCATGTATTCTGAAAACGCTTTCATGACCGGGTTCATATTGCTGATCCGTCCCGATGCAGACTTTAGCGCCTGCTGCAGACCTGTATCATCAAAAATGAAGTGCACGCCGTCACCTGCCATGATCAGAACCCCCTCAGCGAATCCCTGGAAAATATCCTGGGGCTTGTGGTGATGACTGGACCGTCATTGCTTTGGCTTGCAGGCGCAGATGCGGCGCTGGAAATTTTCACCTTTCCGGATGCCACTTTTTCCAGCCATTTAATGGCATCCTCGTATTTGGTGCGGACCTCTTCCGGGGCCTGACTGCGCCGGGAACAAATCTTGTAAATGGCAATATCAACTGCAAAATTCAAAAGGATATCCGGGACAGGAGTCACCGGGACCGAATACCGGGATGCCAGATAAGAATCAATCAGCGCATCAGCGCCGGATATTGCCTTGTCCGTGACATCGGTGTTGATCGTGCCAGCGCCGGTATCGTCTGTAAACCGGATGATCTCGTCTTCATCCATCATGTCCTGGATATCGTTCAGGGTGCAGTAAGCCATGAATTATGCCTCCGGTGGTGGTGCTGTGTTAATCAATAACAGATCAACCAGGACAGCTTTGGTGGCATCATCAGGATATTCAATCCCAATGGCGTCGCATTCTTTCATCAGCTTGTCTTTGGTCATCTTTTCCAGCACCTTTCTGGCATGGGCCTCTTCCTCCGCATCCGGCTGTGGCAGATCCGGGATGTGCTGGATTTCGATCAGGCGCTCTGCTTCCAACATGGCCACCTGATCCGGGGTCAACTGATCATCTTTAAAAATTACAGGTTCTCGGGTAAATGCTATCCCGGCCCGTCTGAACCCTTCGTTCAAGGATCGTATTTTATACATTATCTTCTCCCGTGGTGTTGGTTTGGTGTGCCGGTCACCCGGCACACAGAAAAATCAATTCAACTTAAATCAATCTATTGTGGATTATCCCAGACCGGTTGAACCATAAGACAGGGGCCACAATCCATACCCGCCAGCCGCTCTGGCTTCTGCGCCGAACAGGAATTTTTTACGTTTAAAAACAGTTTCAGTTTCTATATCTGTCATGGATACAAAAACCGGGGCCTTACGTTCCTGATAAATAAAGGGCTTGATGGGCCGGTTGGTAACATGCAGCATCCACTGGGTGGAGCTGGTCAGGCGCGGATTGACAACATAGGTGGCCGTGCCTTTATACGGGTTGGGCTTGTCATCTTCAAGCTTGTCGCTTTCGCAAAGCATTTTTGCCGTAGATTCAAGGGCAGGCCCAACCTCCAGCAGATCCGGCACCAGACCCAGGGGCCTGCCCTCGTCGTCTTTATAGGACATGATGGCCAGACGGGCAGCGCCATAGCCTGCAGCCGCCAGGGTTTTTGTGGCAGCAGACAAGACTGCCGTGCCTTTATTGGATACAGAGGATGCCCTGCCGTTTATATCTGTTACCGGGTGGTCTGTATCGTAAAAATACTGGCCGTCAAAGCATTTGCTCACAAAGGCATTGTTCTTCAGATCCGCGTCAATTTCATCCGGGAGCTGCTTTGCAGAAAATCCCGCATCCTGGGCCATGGGGGCATAGATACCGATATTGTCATCATCGATATCATTTCTGTCCACTTCCACGGTGGCTTCCCAGTCGTCATTGACAATGGTATATTTATGGGCGGCAAGCTTTCTGAAGACTTTGTCTCCCAGCCATTTGCGCATTTTCGGAAATCGGCCCAGCCAGGAATAATCATTCTGTGACCCGCCGGACGGAACCTTCATGGTGGTTTTTTCCCAGATGGACGGGGCCGCATCAAAGGCTTTGTTGAAAATGGTTTTCAACGTAATGAAAACCGCTGAGATGTTCGCTTTATTAACTAGCATGGTTTAATTCTCCCAAATTAAAATATATTTTTTATTATTCCAGAGCCTCAACGCGGGTATAGAGTTCCGCCAGTGCCGCTTCCACGGTAGAGACACTGGTGTGTCCATCCCCGTCTGCAATGCTGATGGCAGAGGCTGCATGCGCGCCGGTGGCATCAGACAGATGAGAGGCAACATCGGTCTGCTTTACCGCAGGGGTGATGTCAACATATGCCAGGGTGGTGGTGACAAATTCTGCAATCACACCGCAGAAAATATCATTGGTGACATTGGCTGCCAGATCCACGGTCTGATCATCCTCAATGTAGACCTGATCCCCGACATTGGCCTGGGTGATGGCAGTGCCCAGTGTCATCAGGTGCATGCCGTCTTTTTCAAATTCTGCTACAAGATCACCGGCATCGCCGCTGGTGTTGTCCTGGGGTGCCTTGCAGATCCCGGCAAAGATTAATCCTGCGGTGTCCGCGCCTGCAACCAGATATCCGGCAGCGTTAAAGCAGAGCATGGCACCGCCATACAGCTTGGTGGATGCCGCAATGAGACCCTGACCGATCTTGCCGTCCTTGCGCCGGGTGTCCCTGTCTTTTGTTAATGCAGTCATGTTCGTTCTCCTCTAAATTTTTTTGATAAAAAGATTGCTAACCGTTGTATTTTTTAACGTCTGCCAGATCCACGCCCATCAGGCTGGCCACGTTTTTCACAGCGTCATCTGCCACAACAGTGTCAGCTTCCTGTTTTTTGCCCGGCAGCTTGTCCAGGGGAACCACCACCGGGGCTGCAGCCACAAATGCCGCAAAGCCTTTCAAGTCATCCTTGGCATATTTGGTGGCCCAGTCTTTCTGGTTCGGGGCAATCTTGCCTGCATTCATGGCCGCAATTACCGCATCACCGGCTTTATTTTCAGCCAGTTCATTCTGCAACGCTTCAAACTCCTGGCGGGATACACTGGTGTCTTTTGTCTGGTTCAGCGCATGGATGTTTGCCACCACGATGGACGCATCCGCACCCGCTTCCAGTTTTAACGCAGCAGTAATCGCTTCAGGAATAACTTCCTTGACCACTTCTTTTGCCTGGCCTTCCGGCGTTTTGACACCGGCTTTGGCGATGACCACCAGGATGTCCGCATCTGTCGCAGTTGCGTCAAGTCCCAGGGCGGCGATCAATTGTTCACGAGTCATTGTCTTCTCCTTGTTGTTGTCCGGTTTCAGTCCGGCTTCAAGCCGGGCCAGAATCGGGGTTAAATGGGTTGTTTTGGGTCTATTGGTTAATGCAACGCTGTCCAGGCCGCACACCCGGTGATCGGATTTACGGACGAAAAACACCGGGGAAAAATAGCGGTATTCTTTGGCAGCAATGAATTGTGATGCCTTGCTGGTCCATTCCACACGGGCCTTGATGCCCACATTGTCCTCCCAGATCAGATCCTTGATCCATCCGGCTGCCGGAGCAGCTTGTTTTTCCAGAGAGGCATGCTCATAATCAAAATGCACTTCGTTTCCCCGCGAAGCAATCAGCGCCTGAACCAGATCAAAAGAGGTCTTGTCCACAAAAAACCTTGCGCCATCCGCCAGCTTTCCCCATCCTGCAGCAAACAGCAGCATCCATTCCGGTGCAAGATCAGAGTCTTTGTTGATTTTGGAAATCAGATGTAAAATTCTATGCATTGTCACGCTCCATTTAAAAAGTTTTTGCCCTGGCCCACGTTGTAATCCCAGCCCGGATCAATCCCCACCGGCACCTGATGTTTGTTGCCCTTGCTGTCTTCCCATGTCCGGTATTCAATTTTTGGTGCAGTGTCCGGGGCCTGCCTGCCTTGTTTTTCCAGATCCCGCTGGCTGAGTGTCACCACCCGGCATTTGCAGCCCCAGCCGTTTGGCGGATAGTGCGTGTTCCAGAAGGGATCATCATGGGGCAGGATCATGCCGTCCCATGCCAGGTGTTCTTCTCTTGGATTGACAGATCCGCCATGCTGATACTGCCAGTAAGGTCGAAGCGCCACCACGTCCGGATCTGTCATCTGCTGATAGCGTCCGGCCTGATAGGCGGTTCTTAAATTCGTGTCGTAAATAACCTTGGACCGCCAGTTACGTCCGCCTTTATGTACCCAGCCGTATTGCTCGACAATGCTGCCAAAGTCTTTTCTGAACTGTGCCAGGGTGGTGCCTTCTGATATGGCCTTATCAACGGCGGTTCGCAGATCGTTCAGCAGCTCTTCCTGCATGGCTCCGGCAACGGTGAATGCTTTGGTGTGCATCAGCGTCCACAGATCATCCCAGTGTTTTGATGGGATATTCAGCTTTGCCCTGAAAAACGCAATGGCCTCATCAAAGGGTTTGCCGCCGTATATCTGCAGGATATCATTCATCTGTGTCCACCTCATACCGACCCATCAGTTCTGCCACTGCCAGGGCTTTTGCAATCAGTTCACCCAGATCATCGGGTTTCATGCCGGAATATGCGTCCATCAGGTTGGATTTGAGCGTCTTCAGTGAATCAGATTCTGCCATGATCTTTTCAATGGGTTTGAGCATATTCTGAATATGATCGTCCGCCTGTTCCCCCAGATGACCCGAAACCATATCGAGAATGTCGAGATTTTGCTTTCTCGCATTATTTGGGGCCTTGGCTATATAACGGGGCGCATTTTCCAGCGAAGCCGCAAAAGGGCTATTTTTTGCGCGCAACACTTCTTCCCCTTTCTGGGGCTCCGGAATGCTGTATTTTTTGCGCACATGGGATACCGGGATATCCATCCGGTCTGCAAACTTATCCAGGATATCTGCATGATCCTTTGCATCATCTGCTTTAAATGATCCCTCATATTTGGGCACCGGCGTATCCCAGCCGTAATTGAATCCGACATAGGGCCGGATAAACTGGTTGCGGACAGTTGCTGCAATGGCCCGGCAGTCTGCATTGATCAGATCGATTCGCACATCATTATGAACAGTGCCCAGGGCATAGCTGCCCTTGCCGTCAGAATCTGCCGTCAGAGTGCTGCCAAGGATGGCTTTTGACATTTCCTTGTTGCCGAACCGAGCCAGGTTTTCATACAGATCTGCAGAAACAGATCCGCTGTTGCTGGTAATTAACTCAATCTCTGTGGCTTTGGAGATAATACCGGCAGCATCTGACCCAAGGGTGCGCACTGCTATTTCAAGCGCGTCCTTGTCATCCTTGCTGGCTCCGGTGTCGTATTTACCCAGGCGCAGCGGCATGCCGTAAACTTCACAGAAAATCACCCAGTCCTTGATGGCATAATTTTTAAACAGATACCACCAGGCGCAGATCCGATAGATGCCGGAGCGCACCACATTGCCGGACTTGCCGCCATACCGGTGCATCATTATTTTCCATGCCGGGATATCAATCCCCATGGGATCATTGTCTGTGACCAGCCGGGGCACCTTGGACATAACTCCGGATTTATCAACAAATAAAAATCGCTTCTGCTCGATGAAATCAAACTTTTCAACCTTTGCCTGGCCTTCGGATACATCCCACTGCTGTTCAAGGGATGCAAAGCCCTTGCCCACAGAATCCTGCAAAGACACCAGGATGTCCGGCCAGTCTGTGATATCAGACATCATCTGCGCCACATCTTCCATGACCTTGACATCCCGTGCATCATCGCTGGCAGGCGCCAGCACAAAATCTGCATCCAGGATCACGTTCTTGCGCTTGCTGGTTTCTCCGGTGACATGGGCGTCCTTTTCTTCAAGCTGGTCAAACAGTTCTGCCTGGCGGCTCAGATTACCCGCGTCAGCTTCCTTTAAAACAGCCGCCAGCCGATGCGGGGTTAAACCGTCTGCCACATAATCCCGGAAGGCGTCGGTCAGTGGTGCAGATGCCAGAGGTCGCTGATCCGGTTTTTTTGCTGCCCGTTCAATGGGCCTGCCAAATTGATCGTACAGGGTTATCATTACCAGGCTCCCTTTTTTGAAAATCTTCGTTTAACGGTGGATTTGTATTCGACTTCACCGGCTCCCTTAAGTTCCCTGACTGCATATATAGCCAGGGCATGTGCAATGCCAGCATCACCATGGCGCTGTCCGCCATCACGCCCCGTTGTTCTCCCGGTGTCCGGCACCTTGGCAATCCCCTTGATCATTTTAATGGCCCTGTGATCATCCTGGATATCGCCATCTTTAGGGATAAAAGTTTCTTTATCTTCAAATGCAGACTTGAACCGGGGCATATTTTCCAGATACCATCCTTGAGTCAGGTAGACTTCCAGAATCCGGCTCTGTCCATATTCCTGACGGGCCACTTCTGCCAGATACTGGCCATTCCCCCTGGCATCCAGTGCAGCACCCCTGAACCTGGGCAACCGATCGCAAATATAAAACAGCACTTGTTTTTGCTGTTCAAAGGGAACGTTCCTGAGCTCAAGCACAAAGGGTGCTCTGTGTTTTAAGCCCGGTTGCTCCTGGAACGGCCATTGAATGGAAAGGTCACCAGACCGGCCAAAATCCTCACCAAGATAGGAGGGATAATTTTCAGGCATGGCATCAAGCAATGATTTTAAATTTTCTTCACACCATTCATTGATCTCAGTTTCCCGAATATGTTTTGGCTCATCCACAAACTCTGGTGCGCATTTAAGTTTTACAATGGGGATTGTTTTATCCTCGCAGGATTCCAACATTGCCAAAGGAAGGAATGCACCACCACCATGGGAAGGGATGCAAAACAATTCTTCATCCGCTCCATCACCATAAAACTGGATGGTTTCTTTACGCCATTTGTCCTGGGCCTCCTGGGTCCAGTTTTTACCCAGCCGCAAACAAATCCGTTTATACAGCCCATCATCCAGGGCATCATCAAAAGTGATTCTGTGAAGGCTGTAAGGTTTTTTACCGGCACGGATTTCTTTGATGATTTCGTTGAAGGTGTTTTCATCGCCATTGTGGGTGGATATGATCACCACCTGACCACCCCACATCAGCAAGGCCAGTGCTGCCTTTAACAACCCTTTTAAATCGTCATGGAATGCAGCTTCATCAATAACAACCTTGCCCTGCATACCTCTCAAATTTGATGGTCTTGAAGACAGTGCTACGATTTTATGTCCGGATGCAAACTTGATACGGAAAGTGATAATATCCTTGTCTTCATCCTTAAAAACATATTCCTCAACTTCGGTGGCCGCTTTGTTGTAATGCTTAGCCCAGTCAGCGCAATCATTGATAAATTCCTGAGCCATATCTTTGTTGTAACCCACATAGAAAACATCCATCCCGCTTTTAGATGCTGCAAGCAGTGCATCTTCACTGGCTTCGTCCCAAGACAAACCAATTCGTCTGGATTTTTCAATAACTTTTACCCTGGATTGATCCTTCTGCCATTCAACCTGATACGGCAGCAGCACCATGGGCGTCCGCTTTGAACGATCCTCCATGACATGGGACAGGGTCATGATTTCACCCCAAGTATCTGCCGCCGGATCATATCTGCAGCTTCATCTGACAGACCCCCCTGGACCTTGTCTTCTTCGGCTTCCGGCGCATATTTGACTTTCATCTGGTCGATCAGCTCCATGGTCTGCTTAAGTTCCCTGATCTGGGAGAGCTGCAGGATATCCGGCTGTGCCAGCATTTTGTTCAGCTTGAGTTCCACCACCTCCTGGAGCGCTGCCACGGCATCCTCCGGGGTGTTGATATTTTTGAGTTTTTCCGGCGCGGATACCGCTGTGTCCGAATCTGATGATTTTCTTGTTGCGGCAACCGCTTTTTCTACCGCTGCCCATGCATACACCTGCTGTGGATCGCCGGTTGCCAAAGCGGCCTTTACCAGCTTGGAACGCAGCAGCACAGAATCGCGCTTAATTGAGCTGAGGGCTTCCCTGTATTCTTTTCTGGCCCCTGTCCAGTCTTCATCCAGTCCCCAGCGTTTCAGCTGGGAGACAGATACGCCTGTTGACTCGGCCACATAATCATAGGTCCTGCCCTCAGTCACAAACTGCTCTTTGGCGATCTCACGGATTTCATATGAATATCCGTCAGGCATTATCTGATCCCCAGAGAATCGTTCAGTGCTTTGATTTCACGGCATAAAGCCTGGTACCGAATCAGTTTGTCGCAGATCTCAAAGGCTTGTTCCTGAACCAGATCCTGGTTGATGTCTGATATGGGTACATGGGGATTCAGTTCTGACCGGATGCTGTGACGCAATCCGGAGATCGACAGCTCAAGCCGTTTTGCTTCCTGGAGTTTTTCCTGCCGCTGCCCCTGCCAAATCAATCGTTCCTGGCTCATTTGCACACCTCTTTGTCGATTCTGTCCACAAGTTTTGTCATGACTGTGGTGTTCATGACGATAATGTCCTTCAGATCTCCGGCAAAACCTTGATACAGCCTGACAAGCTCGACGTTATTTTCATACATCCGTCGTTGTTCCTGCATATCTTCCCGGTATTGAGCCAGTGTTTTGTCGATCTGCTGTTTGTCGAAGTACCAGAAAATCAGGATGATTCCGATTGCGCCCAGGCTTAAAACCATCTCAATAATTTTATACGCCTGCGGTGCAGCCAATACAGTTGCAGGGTCCATCATCCCTCCTTTTGAGTGCTTAAAAGTTCGTAGTGTGCCAGATCGTTAAAAAACTGATCATTGACATCGCGATCCATGTCCCAGTCACCGCCCCAGCGGATCTGGATGCCCAGGTCTTTTGCCCGGCTCAGCACATAACCGGCAAACACATAAAACTGGTTGGGTTCGTCCCATGGGATGCCCTTGTCTTCAAAATACGGCCCGGCATCAACAGCCATTGACGGCATGGGATTGTGCTTGCTGTTCGGCCACTTGAGTTTTGACCTGCCCTGTTGATAACGTACGTTCTGCTCTCTGCGGGCTCTGTGTCCGTCTATAATGGCGCAATCATAATCCTTGATGACATCATTGAAGAGTTTCTGGAGCAGCGGGTGGCAGGTGCTGAGTTTGTCCTGTGATTTTAGTGAGAATTTAGACATTACATTGTGGCCTCCTGGATTCAAAATTAATAATCAAATCATTCCATTTGACTGTAAAATATGCCCAGGATTTACCACTCTGATTGTAGGATGTTACAGGAAGATATTTCAAAAAAACACTTCACCCGATACTGAAGGATTCAGCACCGGGTGAAGGTTGGAAGGTTAATTATTTTGTATTATAAAGCGTAATGTTAAAGTTCAGCGGTGCGGGGGCAATGACAACCAAAACAGTTCTCAATGTCAAGTTTATTTTGGAATCCACACTCGCAAACCCAGACAATAGCATCCGTTTGCAACTTTTTATTATTTTTCTCGTAATCGGAGTGAACCTGTTGAGCAACTTCATTTGCTACTTGTTGCAAAGCGCTTAGCAATGATCTACTATTGGGCATACCAAGCCCTTTCATGATTTCTTTATATCTTGAATCTTTCATAATTTAGTGCCTCCTAAAGTAAAAATAATAAGTAGTTATACAGGTTTGCTAAACATTCATTTTGTGGTGTTATCCAGATTACACACTATCTTTTATAAAATTTAAAACATTTCAAGCTGTTTTTCGTTGACTTGCCGGTTCAGTCTTTTCTGATCCTGGAGGATCACACGGATATGCCGGGGCGTGAGTCCGTACCGGGCGGCAAGCTCGTCGATTGATACATTCTTTTCCTTGAACTCACGGTAGATCTTCCGGTCTCGGCCCATGCGGATCACGGATTCTGCTTTCGGGACATAGACAGAGTCACCACCAAAAATTTCAATATATTTTTTGGCGGCGTCTAAGCCGAAGGTTTCAACAAACAGTGACATATCCGTGTCACCTTTAAAATCTTCTGTTAAAACTTCATCCCAAGCGTTCATTCAGAATAACTCCATTTGTTTAGGGTCAATTTTCTTCGCCGTGGGTTTTCTGGTTGCTTCATTGCAGGCTTTTCTCCAGGCCTTGTATCCAGACTTTGTATGCCCAAAAGGTATACGCAAGCCGTATTGCTGGTATCCCTGACGCAGAATCTGTCTGACATATCTTTCCTGTTTCAGGTTGACGCCTTGCAAAAGCTCATGCACCAGATCCCTGGCTGCCCGTATCAAATTGCTCACGATCTTGCTCCCGGTATCAGATAGATTACAGCCAAATTCAGCAGCCCGGCTGCAAACCAGTAAACCGCAGGCCCCCATTGCCGGTTGATGGCATAGGGGACACATGCGGCAAATGATTCAATCATGATGATGGTGGGCAGGACTTGTAAAATCATTGCCCGTGGCTCCGCTGGCTGTTTTCAAGCTGCCTGATTTTGGATTTAAGGATCTTGATCATGCCTTTCCGGTTGCCGTGTTTCAGTTCGTATCGGATGGCATTCTTGAGCAGCTCAAGATCGTCTGTATGATAAAAAGAACTTCGGGCATCATCAATGGATGTGCAGCATATATTTGCAGGTGTTCTTTGCATAATGGTTTTCTCCTTATAACGATGCAAAATCAAGACTGATGTTTTTCCAGGCATCCTGGTTGCCGATGCGTTCATACAGGCGCATATAGGACTTGGAACCCACCACCTGCAGACTGTCGGATATTGCCTGCATGGCTTTGAGCCACAGCGGATCTTTGATATCCAGCCGCCGCAGGGCAAGGATGCGCCGGATATTGATCTTGCCTTCCTGGTTGACCTGGAATGCATCTGTGATGATGGTCTTGATCTCGGATCGACTGCCTTCTGTCCAGTTGGTCAGGCATTCATCCACCATCTGTTTTGCCACCTGCAGCCGCTCATCAAATGTCATGTATTCCGCGATCTGCACCTGCACTTTGTATTTACCGTCAAAGCTCAGCAGGTTCAGGTTGCCTTTTTTGCCGCCAAGCTTCACATCATATTCCTGGGCAGAAAGATCCACAAACGCCTCAATTTCAGACATGGCGTTGTTTTTATACTCGCCCATCTTTTTCTGTACAGCCAGGGCATTTTCAATCAGGTATTTGACAAGGCCGTCACGGGTTTTGTCGATCTCTTTGACCTGATCCATGTGCACCAGCCGCCCCTGGGCATCCATCATATAATCATCTAATTTCATGCTGCTCTTTCTCCTTTTTGCCTGACATTATAAGCCACATAGCCTGCTCGGTCGGTGTGCGCACATTGGCCCAGGCTTCATTCACCAGCCATTCGTGCAGGCATGTGTATTCGCTGAAATCCAGCTCCAGAACCGCTGCTTTATCCTGGATCTCAACTTGTGGAGTTTCTGTTGACGTTACTACATCAGGTTCCTTGCTTTGAGTTCCTTTTACCTGGCTTTTCCGGCACCAGGATGACAGGCCGGTCTTGCTCCTTAAATCCTGATAAAAGGTGGAAAGATCCGCAGGGTGATAATCCTGGCATTTTGCACACCACTTTTTCTTTCCATTCTCTGTTAAAATGATCATTCTGCGTTTTTGTTGGGGCATTTGCTGTCTCCTTTTTTCATCAATGCGGGCCTGTAAAAATTTTCGAAATGTGTCTAAGCTTGGTTTCATTTCATGCTTTCCTTTTACGCTTCTGATAGACCGCCATCATCTGTACCAGCTTGTACAGCTCATCACCTTCCAGCCACTGGGCAGCATCCTTGCCAAATCGTTTTCTGGCAATGCTGTCCACATACGACCAGGGCAGATCCATATCCAGCAGCATAGCTTCCAGCTTTTTCATCAGCGCTTTTTTGTTTTTCGGCAGATTGCTGACCTTGCGGATGGTGCGGGTCTTTGTGGTGGTTTTAAAGCCCAGGGCCTCAAACTTTGACATGACCTGGTCAAATGTTCTGCTGTTCAGATCCTTTGATGATTCTGCGCCGACGCTGCCAAGCAGATCCCGATATTCATCCTCGGTCATTCCGGTCTGTGCCTTGGCAATATGGATCACGGCTTTTTTGCTATTTGGGATCATTTTTGCCTTTCTCCTTGCGGAAAAAATCAATTGTAAAATAAAGCAGGCTTAATCCGACACACTCCCGGTACACCACCCATGGGTAAGCATCAGACCAGATCACGGCCCATATATCAGCTAACATTTTTGCCTCCCGGGATCACATGCAGATCCGGTTTCCAGTTACTTGCCAGGGTGATGTTGTTTGATCCGCAATCCTTACAGGGCAGGCCGGAGTTGGTGACCTGTTTGAACTGATGGCAGTCCGGGCAGTACATCCGGATAAGATAGCTGTGTCTTTTGATTTTCCGTTGTTGCGGTGCAAATATTCCGGTTACAAATCTATTCAAAATTACCTCCTTTCTTGACAATGGCATCCAGGATGGATACCATTGCCTTGTGTTATCCTTTTCAGGCCTGGTTAAGATGTTGCTGCATCTTCCAGGCCTTTTCTTATCTGGTCACAGAACTCAAGCGCCTGTTTTCCAGCCTCATGATCCCGGATAGCTACCCCGGAGCAAATCAGACGATTCAGATTGACTGCCGCCATGACAAACGGGTCCGGCGTGAACTCTTCCTCGTTGGGTGCAAGCGCTTTTTCCTTGCCGCTTAATGTGAGCCGCCACAGCTTCATCTGGCTGGTTCTGCCGGTCCGCTTGACTCCGTACTGCTGGATATATCCTTGTGCCCGGAAAAAACGAAACCGCTTGTAAACATAATTGACCGTTGATTCAGCCAGCTTTGCAATATCATGCATGGTAAATGTCCCGGATACTTTCATGGCTTTCCAGATCTTGTCATTGATATCTGCGCCGGGCTTTTCAACAGCCTCACAGAACTTGTACATCCCGTGTTTAATCTGGCTGATATATCCCTGTCGCTTGAGCGTATCAAAAGCATAGGCTGTCTGATCAATGGACAAGTTCAATGCTATCCGGACGTCTTTTTTACGGATGATGCCGTTGGCTGCGGCATAGTTTCTGACCATCTGGGTTGCGTTCAATGTGGACTCCTTCATCTGGACTCCTTTGTCGGTGCCTTGCGCCGATCCGGCAGGGCTTCGACCATTTCCAGTTCAACCGCATCCATTTTGTTTGCCTTTGCCTGACGTTCCAGATCCTTCATCAAATGATAAAGCAGCCGGAAAGATCCCTGACATCTGCGGACCAGTTCTGCTGCAGCCTCTGCTTTGACTTTCAGATCACAGGCTTTCATACCGAACATCACCACATCATCTGTGATCACCGGGCCGAATTCCACCACCTGGGTGACCCGGTCCCAGATCCTGCGGCGGGCAGTCAGGCTGCCGTACAGGCTGGGTTCGCCGATCATGGCAATGGGTGCGCCGCTTTCATCGTGGATATCCCGCAGGTGTTCCACCAGGGAGATGTTCAGCCGGTCCGCCTCATCCATGAATATCAGTTTCGGGCTGCGCTCCAGCTCTTCAATGATGGCCCGTTTTGCAAGCTCCACGCGGGTGGGTTTCATGCCGTTCAGCTCAACACAGATGGCGGCAAGCATGGCTCTGGGTGTCCAGTCCTGCATCACCCGGACATACACAACACTCTGGTGCTTTTCCACGGCCAACTTCCGGGATGCTTCGGTTTTGCCCATACCGGCAAAGCCCCAGACAACCATCAGGCCGGGCTGGCCTTTTTCCGTATCCAGCACAACTTTTACAGCCTCGCGAAAAAGCGCCACACGCCGGGTTTCAATAAAAATGTTTTTCAATGATCCTCCTTTTTAATTTATGTTATAAATTGCTTTTAAATCCTCAAACCGCTGCCGGTAATCCTTAAACACTGCAGCGGACTCAAATTCTTTCATAAACCGGCGGTCCTCAAGATCAGGCTGCAGGTTATGTTTATAGACAAGTTCAAAACACCATTCATAATGTTCCAGATCTCCGGACCAGTATTTGGGCCGGGGGATGGCAGGTTCTTTCTGCTGTTCTTCTTTTGCGACCTGGGCAATGGCTTCCAGGCGCTTGATTTCTTTTGGGGTTGTTTCAGGCAGCTTTTTCATGGTGGATCCTGCCGGTGTATGTCTATTCATGATGGGGGCTTTCTGAGCAATCTGCGCAAACGGAAGGATGTCCAGCGCATCCTGGCTTTCATGGCTGACGCCCAGATCTGCAAGGTTCTGCCGGGTCTGTTTTTTGAGTTTTGCCAGGCGTTTATTGTGGTCTTTGACCTGATCCACAGATACCTGGTCACCGAACAGGCTGGCCATGGGGTGCAGGGCCTGAACCGGATAAGCTTCCCCAAGATAATGGCCGGTGTCGGTATAACACCAGATCCTGCCAAGATCAGCAGTATTGTATTTTGCGATAATCTTATGATTTCGTGCCAGCCCATGCAGGCAGTCAGATTCGTAATCAATGTTCCAGAGCCGGACCCGGCAGTTGCGCGGTGACAATTCCTTGCGCCATAGAAAATCATTGTTCAGCTGTAATGGATCAATGCCGGGGCCTCGTCCGGCCAGAAATATCTGGGACGGTGGTGCAGGAAGATCCTCGTGCGGCTGTGATCCATACCATTTAAAATAAGCGCCGATAATGTGCGCAGCTTCCCGGATAGTGGGGAGCCATTCTTGCGTTCTGGCCTCGTGCCAGGCTTTGTGGAATTTTTCGTTTCTGTGCATCCAGGCAGGCTTTGTCTGGATGCTGTCACCGCAATACGACGGGATCATGAACTCAAGCTGATTCTGTACGGTCAAGAAAAAGCGCTCAACCACCTTGGCCCGGCCATTGTATGGCTTTGCAAAAGTTACGGCCGTGCCCACCCTGCCATACAGCCCGGTTAATTCTTCAAAATCCGGATCCGTCTCCATGAAGACTTTGGATTTAAACGCCTTGCCGTTATCAAGATACACACATGCCGGATATTTGCCCAGGGTCTCCACGGCGTTCCGGAATGCTGCCATAATGGCCATGGTGTTTTCTTCCAGCATGATCTGCCAGCCAGCCGGGTATCGGCTTGCCCAGTCAAAAAACACAATCAGCTTCATGCGTGTGGGACGTCCGGTGTCTGGATGTGCGATGTTAAAGTTCAGGGTCTTGCCATCTGCTACCAGGCATTGCCCAACCTCAAGCAGGCTGGCGTCCCGTGTGCCGTACGGGCCGTAATTGTCGGTATAGGCTTTCATGCCATCCCTCGCCAGGCAGATCACATGGGAATTATTTTTCTTAAAATCTTTAAGCCACCGGCGGAAGGTACTTTCCCCGGGCTGTTCGTCGGAACCGATTTTTTCAAGCGTCATCAGGGCGGCCCGGATGGACATGATCACAGTGGGCCTGGATGGGTGCAGATAACATTTCAGGAAGATGGCTTTTGCCTGTTCGGATAAATTGCGGTCTTTATATTTTGTGGTGCCGTGTTTCTTCCATCCGCCCCGGCCATCGCAGATTGACAGGTAATCATCGTTATGATCACGCAGTCTTTTGTCCAGGGCATCCAGGGTGCGTTCGGCAATCACGCCAAGCTGCTCAAATACATCCGGCATCAGCACCCCGGCATTATATGCCAGCAGAAAATTTGCAGCAGCTTCTGCCTTGCCGCCCCAGGGGGCCTGTTCTTTTGCAATCCGGAATGCCTTTACAAGCTGGAACTTGGCCATGCCGATCTGCTTTGATTTTTCCGGAATCAGGGTGTCATACATCCTGACCGATCCGTGATACTGTACCAGGTTTTTCCTGACCGGGATCGGCAGCATGTCCATTATATATAGACGCTCACTGCCGCCTTGTTTGTGTTTTTTTACAATCGGCCAGCTCTCTGATACCGCCCGAAGCTGGACTGCTTTTGATCCAACGCCCAGGGCGCTGCAAATTTCTGATTCTGCGACAAGAGACATGATTAATTATCCATTTTGATGACTTCAATCATTTTTTCAAGATACTGGACCATTACTTTTGGTGATGATGTGGCATAATTGGTGTTGCGCTCTGCAGAGATGACATCCAGCATCACCTGGTACTGTTTTTTGAATATCTGGCTGACCAGGGTGGTTTTATCTACGGCCTGCTGGGTGTTTGCCACCTTTCTGACAATAGCTTCGCCTTTGACTTCCTTTGCGGCTTTATTGACCAGCCCGGCAGTGAGCTTTTTGCCATCATTGAGCCATTGCAGGACAAGGCCCCATGCTTTGACCTGGTCATCCGGAGCCAATTTTGTCAAAGGCCGGGTCTGGGCTTCGTTTATTGGCAGGACAATCTCCTGCCGGGCAGGGTCTTCCGGCTGGGTGTGTTTTTCGCACAAACCTTCTGGGCGGGTGCATTTGCCGAATTCACCCGGGATCTTTACGCCTTTGTCTTTGTTTGCAAGAGCCTTGCGGTGCGGGCAGTCCGTGCATTTTTCTTCACCTTGGTCGGTATCTTCAGATTTGTTTTTGGTTGCAATTGCAACCATTTTTGATTCCAGAAGGGTGACAGCTTCATACCCGCATATCTGTTGAGTTGCATACCCCTTACTCAAATCCCATATTTCTTTACAATATTTTTCAAAGGTCTTGTGGGTTTCACGATAAAGCCGGTTATCCCGAATCTCAGCCAAAGAGCATCCAACATCAAGAAAGGTTCCAAGCCCCTTCTTGATCACCTGTTCACACACATCAAACCGTTCCCGCTCCGTATCAGTCAACGTGGTGCTGATATCCTTGCCTTCCTGAATCATTTGTACCAGTGTTTCAGCCATTTTTTATCCCTTTATTTTTGATGTTTTTTTTGATAATTACAAAACCAATGGACCAGAATAAACATTCATACAGTGACATCCTTTTACATTTTGCTGCCAAAGCGAGTGCTGAGCTTTTCGCTGTTGTGATTATTATCCTTGGAGATTTGTTTTTCACGTATAAGACCCTTCCTCATGTCCAATTTTTTAAAAATGATCTCTGGTATTTCTATCTAATTTTTGCTCTGATTCAGATAATGATTTTTGCTCTGTGTTTGAGGATTCTTTTTGACAATTCCGTTTCCAAGCTAAAAAATCAAATAGACTGCTTGATACAATCCGAAGAGCAACACCTGCAGAAATAATGATCATTGAATAATCATAACCATCCATTTTGCCTCCTATGCGACCACTTTGCCGTTGTTAAAAAGTTTTTCAGGACATCCTTCGCCGATAAAATATTCAGTAAGGGGCTTTGATGTTGCTTTGCCTTTAAGGTATCTATCCAGAAACTGGGCAGACACCCCGTATCCTTTTATAATAGCGCCTGGCTTGATCCCTTTGCGGACCATCCAGACCCTAACCTCTACACATGCCATCATCTGCCTCCTCTCATCAACTGCAGCTGTTTCAACCTATCGCGGCTTTCTCTTAATTTGGCATCATTTTCGCGCTTGTCTTCAATTGCTTTGCCAATTTCATAAAGGGCCATTTCCTTGTCATCCAGGATATTAATTCCAGATCCAAGGAGCGCGGCTTTCACAATTCCAGTGTCATTTAATATATGGGTTAATGCCGCTGTATATTCCAATGGCAACCGCCAGCCGTTTTTTGATTCTGCCGTCCAGTTGGCGATATGGCTCACTGATATTTTTTCTCCAACCAACCTGGACATCTCATCTGCCACTTCCTCTCTGGATAGCATGCTGCGCTTAAGCGCCCGACACAAAGCCTCCTGCACAGCTTCCTTCCTTCTGAAACTGCCAGCAGAACAATTAAAAGACTTAATTTCTGCCAGTGGAAGGTTCGCTTGTACCCATCTCTGGTCATAAGATGTGTGAATTTTTGTCATTGCAAAACGTCCCTTAAAAAAGTAATGTAATTTTTTATCAGGTTAAAACTTAAACCTGTTAACTGTTTACATCATAAAAAATGATGCAGTCAAGGGAAAACTTTAGAAAAAGTGAATAATTTTGAAAATACTTTAGAAAGAATGAAGTTAATTCTTAATGTAAAAACCGATGCTGAAGTTGCAGAAGCCATTGGTATGAAGCCTAGTGCACTTGCAAATAGAAAAAAAACAGGTTCAATCCCATTTGATATTTATTTAAAGACAATAAAATCATTAAATGTGAATTTAAACTGGTTGATTGATGGTGACGGCCCTATTTATAATGATGTTTCAAAATCACAAATAGAGAATAATTCATTGTCTAAAAACGAGCCGTCGCGTGATACTGGCAATTCAAATATCACAAAGGTTATAATAGAGCATCAGGGCATCATAAAACGGTTCAAAGATCCTGAAAAAGGTCTGGAAAATAATGAACATTTACTTGGTATTGAGGATGCCAGCCATGAGCTATATAAAAAGGTAAGTGACTACCTTAAAGCAACCCATGATGCAGCTAAAATAATGCAGGAGGAAATATCAAAAAAAACTTCAAAATCAGCCAAAAACGGTACTGAGGATGGCAACGCATAGGCAGCTGATTGATGCTTCCGGACGTCCTCCGGATGCGTTTGTCGCAATTGACAAAACCGGGCACATCACCTACCGGCACAAACCAACAGCGAAGATGCACAAAAATATTTTTGATTACATGGCCTCTGACTGCGCCCGCAAAATTTTTACCCAGGCCCTGGAAAAAGCACTGACAAAAATTCCACACAGTCAGGAAATACATTTCAGCCACGACGGCCAGAGACATCACTGCCTTTGCCAGATATACGCCATATACGATCATTTCCTCATCGGCGTCTATCGCCTGCCGGATAATGTTGTATTATTCAAAGGGAGAATAGCATGATGGCAATAAAGAATAATAATATACACCATAAAAAGGATGAGTTATGAAAAAAACAGTGTTTTTTATCACATTAATTTTTGCTGCACTATTTGTACTGTTGGCTTCTATAACGCCTACAACTGCGGAAAGCGGAAAAGATAAAGAAGCTCTTGAACAGGCAAAAAAATTTGTTATTGGGAACAATTTAGGTTTAATCGCAATGGACTACGCCCATATTTCATCAAAGGATGATGAAGAAATTGGTTTTGATAACTACGAAGTGTACAAAAAAAATGGTAAAATCAGTAAAGTTACCAGAGTTTGGTTGTGGAATTCTTCAGATAAGGTCATAAATGTCAACCCTTTGATGTTTAAAGTTGTTACTGAAAATGGATACACTATTCCGGTGAGTTCATATACTTTTCAAACTAAAAACCATTTCCCTGCAACCAGTTTAGAGCCGGACACTAAAATTGATGGATTCATTGTCTTTGAGCTGAACATGAAAGATTGTATTAAAAAAATAATTTATGATGATGGTTTGGGGACAAGAGTCGAAAGGGAATATAAGGATGCATTAATCCTCGGATTTTATGAAAGGGAATTTAAGAAGCTACCATAAAAATAATAATAAAAATCATGCCCAGTACATAGTGGCATTACTTTATAATATTGATTTTAACCATATAATATGGAGACTGTTTTGATCACAATAAGAACATGGGATGAACTTCTGGATGCGGGTGTTAAAACATTAACGGATGAACTTTCACAAGAAGATATCATTATCGGAAAAAATCTGACTTTAAAAATACGGATCAAAGGAGACTCCTGGGATGGAAGTATTGACTATAGAGGAGCCCAATTTGTAATAGACCTTCAGAATACTGTGATTGATATTTATAAAGAAGTGATAGAAACAAATATCCCCTTGCATGACCTTAAAAAATTAATTACTGTCAAGGTGAAAGTTGAAGAAGGTTCGCAATTTTTTACCATAAATATAGATGAAGCATTAAAAAAAATCATGGAAAAAGTTACTGGCAAGCAAATAACTTTAATGGTGTGTTTGGGTATAGCCTGTGCAACAGGCTCTTATAACTATACAAAGACTTTAGAATTAAGACATAAAGAGGTTGTCGCAGCCGAAGAAAAAAACCTTTCAAAAGAATACATCCAAAGCATTTCCTCTATATATGACAGAACTCTGGATATGATTGATCGCAAAGATATTGAAGCCCCTATACGGAAATTAGTAAATAAATTAGATGAAGAAGATAAAATTCAGCTTCCTGGGGCAGATATGATGAAGGCTGAAGCTGTGAAAAAGATGTATCCAAGAAGGCCAAAATTTCAGCAAGAAAACGGAATATTTGACTCATCTTACACAATAGCTGCCATAAATATGGAAAAAACGCCAATCGAATTTAAATTAAAAAAAGATGATAAAGAGTTTTGGGCTGACGCAGAATTATCCCCGACAGATATTGAATATATTTCTAAAAGTCTTGAAACCGCAATGAAAAAGAAAGAAGATCTAAAAATGGATCTGCATGTGTTTATCATATATGATAAACACAAAATAAAATCGGCTTCTATCCAGGCCACTGGATCACCCAGACAAGACTCGCAAAAGTTCATTGAGTTGATAGCCTACTGGCAAAAATTTTAACAAATATATTTCCAACTTCATTTTTTTAACAGGCTGTGTCTTTTTAGAAAAGCCACGTTAAACGGGCCTTTAGTAATATCAGGTAAATAATACTGTCAGAAGATGAACTTGGAAACTATATTTGAATTAACATACTGATATTAAAAAGAGTTCAAAATGTAAAAATGCAATATTAAGTGAAATTTTGATTTAAATATATAAATTTTCGCAGGATTAAAAAAATGCATAAAAAAAGCGCCATGAAAGAAAATAAAATCCTTAAGACGCCCACCAGTATTAAAAAAGTATCACTAAAGTCTCATAAAAGTCTCACTGAATCCCTCAACCACAATATTCTGACATAGTCTGCCCCCTAACAATTATTTCTAAACAAAACACACCACTTGGCAACTGATGATAACTCTGATTCAGAACGAGACATTTTTCTTATATTCCGAGCATGTTCTTTCATTTTTCCCATAGCTGCTGGATTGCCACCGTTTGAGCATCGTGATTTGCTTTTCAAAAACAAATCAATTTCCTGGCTAACCTTTTGCCAAATTTTTTTCCGTTCTTCAGTTAACGCTTCATGTTCATTTAGCTTAAGTCTCTTTATAGATACTTCCACTCGTTGTTTATCCCATTCTGATATTTCATTATCAGGGACAATTATTGCATTGCCTTCCTCATTAAATGCAATCAGGGCTACATCATTTAGATCGGTTGGGTCCAATAAATAACATTCTTCAGATTCTTCACACTGAAGATCGTAAGTAGAGCAATATGAAGTATCTTTAAGTGGAAACCATCCTCCCTTTTTTCTATTACCTACATTTCCACAAAGCCTAAAATTGCTATAATCAAAGGCGAGCCACCAATAACCATCACGTTTAAAACCATTAATATCTATAGCCTCTTTTTTAGGACGAAAATGCTCCACATCATAATATGAATACAGTTCTCTTACTTCTGAAAACCAACATTTTCCCTTAGAGAGAGCCTGCAGCCAAGGCTTGAGTTTTCCCCAATGTGCACTTTTTGAATCAATAAAATCATTTCTTTCTTTTATATCACCCACTTCACTCAATTTTTCAAGTTCAGCAAGCAATTCAGCCGATTTTGCAAGCCATGCATTCCATTTTTCCTGAGACCAGGGTTTCCAGTTCGGAAGGTTATTATCAACCGGTGTTTTGCCTTCAAAATCAATATAAATCACTGATCTGTCTCCTTAAGAATTTCATCAATGATTCCATCGGCAATAGCATCCTGTTCTTCTTGCTCTTCAGGTGTAAGTTCTGGCTTGTGAAACTTTGTGTGGAGGGCCATCTTCTTTATGAATTTATCAAAATAAGGATCTTTAAAATCACTTGCAAAACCAAGGTCAGAGAGTTCATCACTTAGTCGAGTTAATTCTATATTATCAATTTCAGAACGGGCTTCACCCAAGGCATACAGATAATTTCGTCTATCAATGCGCCGCAATGTTTCCGTATCAACCGTTGATCGCAAACCGAACAGATCACTTTTAAGCAACCCAGAAACTCCCATACCTTGTGGATCTTCAATTGGCTCTTCAGCTCGAATTAACCCACCTTCTTTAATGAGAATACGTACTTGCTCCTTCCTCAAACTGCCAATCATCAAAGGATCGTGGGTGGTAACCAGTATTTGTGATGAACTATCACCAATCACATTTTTTATTGCTTCAAAATATCGGAGCTTCCAGATTGGATTTAGGTGTGTGTCCGGCTCATCGAGTAAAAAAAGAGTTTCTTCCTCTTTGGTAAGACGCATAAGCCCAAGAACAGTTAACAACTGCTGCTCCCCTTCAGAGAGTTCACGAAATGAAATATCTCCTTGGGTATGCTTATGCTTGACCTTAATTCTTACCTCATCAATCAAATCCGATATATAGGTACTTTCCAAATACTTAAAAAAAGTTACTGGCGTTGGCTCAGGTGAATCCTTATCGTCAAAAGCATTGGCCAGACTATGGAGTTCCTTTTCATCCTGAAGAAAGAGGTAAAGAAGTTCAAATTTTTCTTTCCGATCACGAAAGTCAATCGTACGAGACTCTTCACTGTCAATTGGTGCAATTGCATAGTCCCAGAGTTTATCGAGGAAGTACCGCACTTTTCCACGAGCATACCAAAATCGGTTATCTCCATTTTTAAGAATGGCTTCAGATGGATTGCTGCCAAACCAGTAGGGTCTTTTCAGCACGAAAAGAACCGATTCCAAATTAAGAATGCCCAGATCAGAAAGAATTTTTTTCACCTCTTCATCATTATCAATGAGATATGCCAGAAGAACAAACTGAGAGTGCACATTTCGACAGAGAAAGAGCCGACGTAATGGTATGTCTTCATCACTCAGAAGATCATCATAGAATTTTTTTTGATGACGATGAAACAGCTCTTCTATTCGGTCATTTTTACCAGAATAGTATGCAAATACATTTTTAGGAAGAAAGCCATTCTCTTCTTTACTGATTGCTGTGGCTGAACTTTTCTTGCCATCTACTTTAACAAGTGGATTTTCGCTCTTTTCCGCTTCCACCTCAATTGTGTGACCACGCACCTCATATTCGAGTTTATAAGTGAACTCCGGCTTGTTTTTCAAATCCAAATCACGAAAAATCGTTATGATTGCTTCAAAGAGATTTGATTTACCAGAACCGTTCTGACCAATAATTGCATGGCTGTTGAACTGCATAATATTACCAGCAGCATCGTTGCCTTCTGAGATAAAATCAATTTTGAAATCTTTGAGGTTCCGGAACTCTCCTATATGCAGTTTATTAATTCTCATTATTCCTCGATTTATGCCTCAACAATTCTGACTTCTGCCTTTTCTGGCTCTTCAATCCAGCTGTTAACCATTTCAATTTTAAGCTGATAATAAAATTCATCAATAGGCAAACCTGAATGGTTCCAAAGTGCTTTGGCCGAAAGTTCATCATTATTTTGTGCCAAGATGGCGCTAAGGGGGGCATTGTCTTTAGTATCAGGCTTTTTCACCAGTTTGAGTTTGGTGATCAATTCGGTCTTTGGTGCTTTCATTTTTTCTTGTTTCTCCATGGATATACCTGTGATACTCTCAACCATCGATTGAGCTAATAGTTTTGATATTTGTCGTGATTTCTTTATTTTTTTTTGCAAAATATCACAAATGGACAAGAGAGCCTGGATTTTTTCAACAATTTTTTTTTGTTCAATTAGCGGAGGAACTGGAACCATAAGACTCTCCGCATCACCAACTCTTAGATGTTTTACCATTGCACCAACGGCAACTTTCATCATTCTTTTAATAAAATTTGGGCTATAAATTGCGTAAATAAGGAAGTTCTTTTCAAATAAATTGGGGAAAAGCCTTATTAGCATTGTGCGTTGTCCCAAACAGACAGTTGCTCCTTTAGGTACAATTGCAGCCTCTCCCATTGGCGCTTCTCTTGTAAAAAAAATATCCCCACTAATAGGAGGCATTCGCCTGGCCCAAAAATCATAGGTTTCTGTCGTAATTTTTTTTGTAAACTGTAAATTCATAAAGCCATTACGAATATCCGATGTCCGTACCAGGTGAATACCAGAATCTACATATGGTGCTGTTTTATTATGGCAATCCACGACAGCTTTCGAAATTTGTAAAAATGATGCCCATACCCAATGATCAGGTATTTTTACCTTAGGGTAATTTAGTTTCTGTTTTTTGAGCTTTTTCATCATTATTCGAGCTTCCTTAAGCTCTTGCCCTTCAGAATTAGCCTCCCATTCTTTTCTTGCGCTTTCAATTTGTCTTAATAAATCTTCCCCATTAAAGACTAATTTTTTATCTATAGGTATTAGATTTCCATTAAGGGCAACGTCCTTAATAGCACTTTTCAACTCCTCCACATCCTCTGGGAGTTCAAGTAACCTCGGTATGTTTTCTTCCGCTCGTTTCCAGGCAGTAAACAGTTCATTCCCTCCTTGAGCTTTAGCTAAAGCCTCCAGGGTTGAAGTACGAGCATTTTTTATGAGCACCGATCGTTTCTGTTGCTGCCCTTCAAGTTGATCACACAAAGCCATAAGTTGATCCACTTTGGCAACAATTCGTTTTTGCTCTTCAATTGGAGGCAACCCAACTTCCCCATTTAAAAGGGTTTTTGTATCAAGATGTGGAATTGCAGCGCCCTTCATACTTGAATTAAGTTTTTGGAAACCTTGTTGAAATATCAATTTCACAAAAGGTTGAATAAATGGGGGCGTCTGAATGATTGCTAAAGTTGATCCTACTACACCAAATTTCCCCTGTAAAATTAGCCCGCTTCGAGAACCATCACAAACTACAAGAATATCTTCATCATGACATTTAAAGGCTTTTTCATCATTGGTAAATCTTCTTACGTTTCCTCTATCTAATGCTTCGATATCTTGATAAGGATACTTTTTTTTTGTTTCACTTAAATCTTTAGGATTTTTCCCTTTTAATAAACTGAAAAGGTCCATATTTTTTACTTGCACCCAATTCGGGGGCAAAGTCAAAAAAATTTTTGACTTTACACTAAGACTTCTGACTTTTTTTCCCCTTAGGCGCAATTGCTCCGAATTATACGCCTTCACTTCGTCAAGTAATTCCACTGCGGAACTATCCGTTGTCAATTGCTCTGTGAGTCTTCCTTTTAATCCGAGAAATAAAATCATCTCTCTCAGTCTTTGCACGCCACCAGGAGCATTAGCGATAACACTGAGCTCATCTAAAAATGTCTGAGGATTCATTATGCTTCCTCACTGAAATGGTGTGCAAAGGCGGCAGCCAACTCATGCTTCAATTGTTCTTCAGTCGCAACAATCTGCTCTGTAACCTTTTTTAATTTTAACAACAACTCGTCCGGATCGTGAATTTCTGATTCAGGTGTATTAGGATTCTTTTCATCAAGATTATAAATTGGCCAGAAAATTCGATCGCCGGAAGCTTGCTCGTCCTTGGCTTTTAACCGAAGTTTCTCAGCCTTATTTTTAAGAATTTCAATCTCTTCATCCACCTGCTCCCGCTCCGTTTTCCCATTTGTTCCTTTTATGGATTTTCGAAGTTCTTTTAGATTACTTTCCAGATCCGAAGCTTCATTATTCAGTGTTTCAGCTTTATCCCAAAAGGGTTTTGCTTTTGCTTCAGCCACAAGCTTACGAGACTTAAAATCAATTTTCCAGGCGAATTCACTCTCTTCACGGTCTGCAAAACCGTTTGACTCTTTGCCCCACCATTCTTTCTCTCTCTGAAATTCTTCAAGTTTTAGCGGTTTTGTTTTCGAATAGCTTTTATATCCCGACGGATAGGGATGCTCATAATACCAAATTGTTTCGGTGGGTTTTCCTTTGGTAAAAAAAAGTAAATTTGTCTTAATGCCGGTATAAGGATTAAACACACCATTGGGAAGACGAATAATTGTATGAAGACTACACTCATCCAGCAAAAGCTGTTTTACCTTTGCTTTGACTCCTTCACCAAAAAGATTTCCATCTGGTAATACAATTGCCCCTCGCCCACCGTCTTTCAACAATTTTTTGACAATAAGTGTTAAAAACATATCTGATGTTTCCCTTGTGCGGACATCTGCGGGGAAATCAGTCCCTACTCCATCCTCTTCCATTCCACCAAAAGGAGGATTCGTAATCACACAATCTACCTGATCATTTTTCGACCAATCATTCCAGCCTTTTGATAGAGTGTTGCGGTGTTCAATCTGTGATGGCACGTCAATGCCATGAAGCATCATATTGGTGGTACAGAGCAGGTGTGGCAGTTGTTTTTTTTCAATACCGTGAATACAGACTTCAACCGCCTTTTTATCATCCGCTCCAGACTTTTTATTTATCTGGGAATTGAAGTGATCGATTACGGCTGTTAAGAATCCTCCGGTGCCACAAGCTGGATCAAGAACGGTTTCCCGTTTATCTAAACGAGGGTTGACCATTTGTGTCATGAACTGAGTCACTGCTCGGGGTGTATAAAATTCTCCCGCATTACCCGCACTCCTTAGATCATTTAAAATCTGTTCATACATATTCCCCAAGTTCTGACGATTTTTAAAATCATGGAAATCAATCGCTTCATCAAGTTTTTCAATCACCTCAAGCATTAATGTGCCGGATTTCATATAATTATTCGAATCCACAAAAACCTCACGCACTACTTTTGCTTTTGCTATCTCAATGTTTTCGGAAGCCCCTTCAATATTCAACTCCTTAAGGCCAGGGAATACTTTATTATTCACATAGTCAATCAACTCACTTGCTTGTATTTGCGGTGCAAGTTTGCCGTCTTTGCTTGGCAGATACTTTGCCCACTTGCGCCAACGACACTCTTCTGGAATGGGTGATTTGTATTTTTTTTTCTTGTCCGCAGCATCATCTTCCCACTCTTCTTCTTTTTGATCAAAAACTTTAAGAAAAAGCATCCAGGTTAACTGTCCTATCCGCTGGGCATCTCCGTCCACTCCATCATCTTTTCGCATGATGTCTTGAATACTTTTTATAGTGCTGCTTAAACTCATTTTAATCTTTCTTCTTTAAATTATCATTATATATTATGCACTTAAACCTTCATAAAGTGCTTGTTCTAGTTCTGTAATTGCTTCGGAATATTTTTCAAGCCCACCGAATATTTCACGTCTAATCTGAGTTTTACTTCCAATTCGATTAAATGGCGGAAGTTCTAAGATTTTTGGATCTTCTATATCTACTATTCCATGAGCTGCATATTTTTCTAATAACGCTTCCAGCACTTGCCTTGCTTGATCACTGTATTTTCCAAAATAATTTCGTTTTTTTACATTATTTACACGCTCTTTTCTGGAAAGTGGTTTTTGATCAAAGGCTATATGAGTAATCAGATCAAAAATACCAAATTGTTCTGAATTTGGGATGGCCTGCCTTAACACTTTGAGATCAACCCCTTGTTCTTTTAATTCATCGATAATTGCCTTTTTCCGATCAGTTGCACTCCAATGATTTAAAAAATCCTTTAGTGTTCCGAACTGATGGTGTAATGATTTCCTGATTTCTTCCTTCAAAAAAACTTGATACTCCTCAGTAATCAATTTCCCATCAGTATCAAGATACTGCTCTCGCCATACCCCCTGATTAACCTCGACATCGTCAACTACATAACGACCAGGCCTTTCAGAAATTCCACCTTCATCTCCACCATCATCAACGTCAGACCACTCAGGATATTCAGGATGGCCACCACCTTCATCTTCAAACTCAGACTGAGTTAATTCCTCTTCAGGTGGCACAATGGGTTCATCTGGTTTTGGCTCGTAAATGACAACAGGTTCACCATCAAAGTCTGGATCTGCAAAAAGCCGGGTGGCATTTTTAAAATCCATCACAGTAAAATAAAGTTTGTGATAATCTTCACGAATACGTGTACCCCGCCCTATAATCTGCTTGAACTCGGTCATGGAATTTATGCTCTGATCAAGGACAATAAGCTTGCATGTTTTTGCATCGACACCAGTACTTAAAAGTTTTGAGGTTGTTGCAATAACAGGAAATGATTCGTCATTATCTATAAAATAAGAAAGTTGAGCTTTGCCTTCTGAGTCATCTCCGGTGATCCGCATCACGTAACGTCTATTATTCGCTGCTGCTGGTATCAGTTTAACTAATGCCTGACGCATTCTTTCTGCATGGTCCTGATCGTCACAAAATACAATTGTCTTTGACATGGGATCTGTTTTTTCAAGATATTCCCAAACCTTTGAAGCAACAAATTCGGTACGTTTGGTTAAAATCATATTTCGATCATAGTCTTTCGTGTTGTATTGACGATGTTCAATGACTTTCCCGTTTTTATCAATTTTTCCTAATTCAGGGGTATAACCAAGAGCATCTACATCTGATACAACACGAATGACCTTATAAGGTGCTAAAAAGCCATCCTCGATGCCTTGTTTTAGAGAATAAGTATAAATCGGATCACCAAAATAATGAGTATTTGAAGTATCTCTTGTTTCTTTAGGCGTAGCGGTCAAACCCAAATGAGTGGCACTATTAAAGTATTCCAGTACAACACGCCAAGCTGAATCCTCAGAAGCACTGCCTCGATGACACTCATCTATGACAACCAAATCAAAAAAATCTGATGGAAACTGCCTAAAAATCTGTTTCCATTCTTCATTCCCTGTAACTGCTTGATAAAGAGAAAGATATATCTCGTAATTTTTTTTAACCTCTCGATTTGATATTTTATGCATTATCTCACCAAAAGGTGAAAAATCTTGCAGCATCGTTTGATCAACAAGAATATTTCGGTCGGCAAGAAACAAAATCCGCTTTTTTGCCTTGGCTTTCCACAACCGCCAAATAATTTGAAAAGCCGTGTATGTCTTCCCTGTTCCTGTAGCCATAACTAGCAAGAGCCTATTCTGCCCTTTGGCAATGGCTTCGATTGCTCTATTTATAGCAACTCTTTGATAATATCGGGCAGCCTTTCCTGATCCATCTACATGGTAAGGCTGCTCAACTAAATGCACACTATTTTCATTATCAAGGCCCTTCCAAGTTCTGTATAAAGGCCAAAGTTCAGAAAATTTGGGAAATTCCTCAAGCCCTAACTCTCTTTCAATTGGTTCAGTCAAACCCGTCCGATCATGAAACAAAAACCCATCTCCATTGGAGCTGAAAGCAAAAGGAACATCCAGCATTTCAGCATATAAAAGCGCCTGCGGCATGCCATGACCGACAGAATAAATATTGCGTTTTGCTTCCACAACTGCGACTGGGACATTAGGACGGGCGTAAATTACATAGTCTGCTCTTTTGGGTCCGCCTTTTGCTTCAGGATTCTTAACTCGGGATGCTAATTTGCCCCGAACCATTATCCGACCATCAGTAAGCTTAACTTCTTCTCGAAACTGAGACTGATCCCAACCAGCCTGTTCAATAGAAGGCGTAATATATTTTGTACAAATATCACGCTCACTGAGCTCTCTTTTTTTCATTTCCTCTCCAAAAATGTTGGATACCCGATTCAAAAAACAATCCATAATCACAAGGTTTAAAAGAATTTTATTCGCTTTCCATATCTCACCTTTTTCTACCCTGCCGGAGGTGTTTTTATAGCCTTACCATTTTTTACCTTCCGATGAAACACATCTAAATCCAAATCTGCAACATTTATAGAAATTTGATCCACACCATGTGCGTGTGAAATAAGGCGTTCAAAAGATTCTTTATACGGAGCCTGCATAGTAGAGCCACCGTACTGACCTTTGTTGACCACAACGATGTGCTGGTACATATGATAATGGAGCGCACCAACCATGGCATCAAAAGTTCTGACATCCTTATTATGTGCTGGTATAACGAACAAATGAGACTTATTTTTCAAATCTGAAGCAAGTTTGAGATCTGTTGAGTCATAGCAAATGGCCCCTGTAATTTTCAAGGGATCTTTTGAAATCCCTTCCACCTCTATTATGTGCTGGCAAGGGCGGAAAGAACTCACTCCCAACTCTTTTTCAACTAATGTTGGATGTGCCTTGCCTTGATCCCGGATCACCCATTGCCGACCTGATTCTCGATAATCTGGTATTAACCATCGTGCTTTATTTACCAATTTCCCATCAGAATCTATGAAAATCATCCCGGCAAAAATCATTGAGCGTGTTTTATCGGCTAATCTTTTTAGTATATCTTGATCATCTGAATGTATCGCTACTTCTGGAAAAACTATCAAATCTGCAAAAGCTGGCCTTTTTTCTTTTTCAGTACCAGCTTTGCAAATCAATGTTTTATAAGTGAGACTACATATTTTTGCCAAATGATCCCGATTTCTCTCTTTAACCGGTGATGAACTTAAAGTAGGATCAGAGTCTGAAAAATCTTTGGTTTTTGGAAGCAGTTGTTGAACTGTAACCAATCTAAAGTGTGCATTATTTGATTTATTCGGTCTTTTTATTTTAGTTATGACAACCGGCATTTTGGATGCTTCACAATGAAAATCATTTAACAATGAAATTTGGTTTTCAATTACAATCCTACAACTTTCTAAATCATAAATAGTCTTTAATGAGTCCTCTCGAATGTGGGTGGATTCAAAACCTGGCCATTGAAGACAAATCATTAGAAATTCTGAAGCCCAGGTTGATAAAGTTGCATAATCACCAACAAGAGCCTCCGGTGCATGCATCATTCCCATTCGCCTCTTATACCAATTCGTCCGGAGCCCTTTGTAACCATTTATTTTACCACTTTTCCATCTATTGCCGGTATAATCGTCTTTTCCTATGACAACCGCTCTTAATATTGAGCCAATCCAGTAGATAACATCTGCACCTGGTGTATCAGACAACCATGGCGGTGTGCTGAACCGTGGATCTTTCAAAATTTTGGCTGTATCTTTACTAACTTCAATTTGACAGCCGGGAACCCAGATTTCTTTCCAATCAGTAGCTAAACCTTTTCCCCCTGGTTTTGGTCTTACAAACAACTGTGATGGAGATAAGCCCAAGACATTTTGCTTTTCCTCATAAAGCGTCAATAATTCCAAAGATAATTTTAAAAACGCAGCCTCATGAACAAACCCATTTGATTCCGAAAATATAAGTTGACTCAATCTTTGTTTTGCAAATCGAGAGACAGTTGAAGGTTTATAGGGGCGTGCCCATTCAAATTTCTTCGATATTTCGATAAAATCATCTGATTTATTGATTTGACTCCAAAAGAATCCCCAGAGATCGCCGCCTCTTTTAGCTAACTCATCGATAATTTTTGAAAGTTCTGTTTCATCAAACTCTTCTATAATTCCAAATAATTGCCGTGCAATAATTGAAGGAGTTCCACTAATTTGACCTGCAATTTCAAAGAGAGCCAATTTTTGGCTTTTCCATTCTATTGGCTTACCCGCTAATATTTTATGCAACGTGTGCTGAATCGTTTCTTCAGAATCATCCAATGGAACAGACTTTTCCAATACGGCAAGCAGGAGCAGTGCTTGTCTTTGAACAAAAATTGGTAGTTTGCTCGATGATATGGCCTTTTGGGCATAATGTCCTGCAATACCTAACATTCCTGATGGATCGGCACTATCAGGATACTGAATTCTTTCATAATAGCTTTTGAATTCGATGCAGAAACGAAAAATATCGGCCAAGACATAATCAGATAAACAGCTATTTATCTGATCAATATCTTTGCGATTTTTTCCGCTAAAACTACATCTTTCATATAGAGATTTTAAAACTGGCTCTAAGAGTTGAGGTGTGGGATATATTTCAAAAGCTTTTCTTAAAACTAAAGACAAAGAGGGATCTTGTATCCAAGACCAGATTAATTTTTTAGCAAGCAATTCACTCTCATTATCAATAGATCCCATGGATTTTTCATTATTCGGATCTTCTCTTTCCCCAAGACGTCTTTTATTTCTCATTAGAATTTCAAGTCTATTCGCAGCGAATCTTTTCAATGTATCTGGTCTAACATCATGATCGAATTTGGCCACTCTTAAAAGAGGTGCGTCGGAAAGAGAGTCCAAATCAGAAGGCAATCCATCTGTTTGAGTTGTTAATAGACCTTCTAATATGCTTATTGCTCCGTCTAAAGTATCCCTGTCAACCGGTCCACTAATTTCCTTTTGCAGTTGATTAATTCTACCTGACAGGCTACCGCTACTATCCAAATCAACCAGTGATATTATTTGAGTTTTATCATTGTTTAATGAAAGCTCTTGTCCCCCTCTTTTTTTTAATTCTTGATTGATCCAGTTATTAATATTTTTTGTTACTTGCTCTATTGAACTTGCTTCATTCGTACTGATCACTAATCTCAAATCATCCACATAGCGGCAATAGTCATGTAAAACAACTCCTTCAAGTTGAGGTAAATTGTTTCCAATTTTTGAACCAACGAACTCGTCAAAATTAATCAAATATGAATTTGCCAAAAAACCTGCTGCAACAAGCCCTTGTGGGAGTCCTTTTCCTAAATTAATGCCTATTCTTTTGGCTTTGACTTTGGCTGTTTTATTCCAGTTCCAATTTGTAATATTCTGAATTGACTGCCAAAATTGCTCACAATCTGTAGCAACATCAAGGTTATCACAGATTTCTTTCAACCTTTCCACCATTATGGATCGATCAATGCAGTTATAAAACTGGGCGATATCAAGACTAATTATATATATATGATCTTTAGTCTCATGGCTCTCTGCTGCGTAATTGCCGAAAAAGACTGGACGTTTCAAAAAATATCTGTAATCAGTAAAGAACTTCCTATACGTTTGATAGTTCCCCCAACGGAACCATGCCTCATCATCTTCCCAATCGCAAACCAATCTATTTCCATAGCTGTACACGCCCTTGTCTTGGGCCTTTAAAAAATCTTGCTCACCACAATTCCCCTGAACTGTTTCGACTGAATCTGCAAGACATAACATTGCAGCCGTTGTCAAAGTCTGGTCTCTAATTGTCAAATGTGCTAGTGGTCGGATTGGTGGTTTGTCTTTTTTAATACTATTTTTATCTTTTTGCTCTCGAATCCAACCTTCCTTTTGATCAACTATCCATCTTTGGCTTTTGGGAGCCGGGACCAACTCCATTTTATAAGGAATAAAATCAGATTGAGATACCATTTTACCCCAATTAGAAGCATTTGACTCCAACCCAAGAGCTGAAATATCTAAGGCCAATGTATCAGCATACCAGTTGTGCGATCTCATATATGCATGAGTTTTTTTCCACGCCTGAGCAATGACAACTTCATCAGTCAAATATTCTATTCTGGGTCTTAAGTTTCGATACTTAGGATCAATTAAGCGCATTTTTTAACCTTAATAATTTCAGCAATGATTTTATTATCCACTCTCAACACTCTTAAGAGTCCTACCGTCCTGGGTTTTCCATTCTTTCAATCCATTCGCATTTCTACCCATTATTACAGCAGCAGCCAAAGATGGACTGGAAAACAAATAATCCTCAACAAAAAGGTATTGATCATCCTTTTTTTCAATTATCTCTTCTTTTATAAGTCTACTTCGAAGATTTTTTAACGACGGTGAAAATGACTTGACATAATCATCCGCAATTCTAGAATTTTGCAGCACTAAAAAGCCATCATTGTTTTGCTGCCCTATTGCATCCGCACCCCTTGCGGCTTTTATAAATAGCAAATTGTCATCATTCTTCTTATTTACAATATTTCTTAACGATTCAAAAATTTTATAACCCAAAATAGAAACCATCATCTTTGCATTCTCGATAAATTCTTCCATTTCTGCTATGTCTGGCTCAGAGATAGAAGATAGAGTTGGAACTGAATTGTTTAGAATTGAAAATCTGTTCGCATCAATTGCAATATTGTACATTTTATGTTCAACATACTTTATATGCGCCTTATTCAGGTTATCGTCCTTACTAATAAGGACAATGGCTTCATGCCAAAAGTCCTTTTCCCTTAGATGTTGGGCCAACCTTTTGAAAATATTCTCTGCCTCACCGAGATAGGCAACGCCTTTTTTTGAATTATCTTCTGTTTTTCCAAACAGAATGTATACTCCTGTGCCATTGAGTTCAGGCCTATCAGAACAATCTTTTACCAAGCTCCTTGGAATTTTATATGCCTTCCCAGACCAGTTAGATAATTCACAAGCCATTCTCCCGTCTGAAGTACCATCCATTAAAAATATTCTTATTGTTTTTCCGAATTTTTTGTCATTCATGTTTAACACATCCTTTGAGTGAGGAATTGGCTCTCATGAATATCAACGACAGTGCCAAAACTATTTTAAACCGTGCTTGATCAGCCAATTGGTTAATGTCTGGTAACTTGGCAAACCCAATAACTCAGAGGTCTTTTTCTTATTTCCATGTGTTTTTTCAAGACCTCTTTCAAGATAGTGAACTGTCACTTTTTTTAATATTTCTGGAAGATTGATTCCGTTATCCAAGGATTGATTAAGAATCATATCATTTCCCTTGATATTACCAGGTATCGGAAACAATGCTTCTCTAATATCTTTTTCACTCACCTTATCATCTATTGACCAAACAGCAGCCCTCACCAAAGTATTTTGCAATTCTCTGACATTTCCGGGCCAGGGGTGTTGAAGCAGAAGATTTTTTGCCGATGCAGAAATTTTCTTATGTATATAACCTGGTTCATTCTTGCTTTCCGAATTAATCTGCTCCAAGAACCTATCAATCAGCAGGCTTATATCTCCAGATCTCTCCCTTAATGGGGGCAAATTAATCACTCCTACAGCCAAACGATAAAAAAGATCTTCCCTGAATAAACCCTTTGCCACTTCATCAATAAGTTTTCTATTGGTAGCCGCAATAATTCTTACGTCTATTTTTATTGCCTGAGTTGAGCCAATCCGTTTTACTTCACCTTCCTGGACTGTTCGCAATAACTTAACTTGCATCTCCAAAGGCAATTCACCTATTTCATCTAAAAAAATAGTACCCAGATGGGCAGCTTCAAAGTGGCCTATCCGCTTTGAAACTGCCCCGGAAAAAGCACCTTTTTCATGTCCAAACAATTCGGACTCAACCAACTCTTTGGGAATTGCCCCGCAATTAATGGAGATAAAAGACTTTTCTCGGCGAGGGCTGGCATCATGGATGGCATGGGCAAATAATTCTTTACCGGTACCCGATTCCCCTTCGATTAACACAGGTATTGATCGGGGTGCAATCCGCCTTGCTTTAAGCACCACATGCTGCATTTCCTCACTGCGGTAAATTATGTCTTTAAACTCTGGTGCTTCTTTCGGTAGACCAGCAGCAAGCTTTTCAAGGGTTCTATCCGATTTTTGAAGTAAATCGGGTAAAAAATCTGCGGAAATATCAAACGGGATTGAGGTTGTTTGAACTCCATATTCTTTTGAGGATTGAATAATTTCAGCAGGGAATCGAGTTTTCGACAATATTATCCATACAGCAGCCATATGAGAAGTGCCAGGACTTATATGAAAAGTAAGATTTGCATCTTTTCCATGCCTCTTCAAAATGTCTTCTACAGACCTGACAGCCGATTGATATATTTCAGAAAATACCGTTGGACCAGACATTATTTCAGGGTACACCTTGATGGGGATATCGGTTTTGCCTTTTATCCAACCTACATAAGACTTGGTCTCTTTGGGTTTCAAGTCACTGACCAAACAAACTTCATCATATTTTCTGGAAGTTACAGCCCGGGCGATCGGTCCTAAGCCAACATCCATCTTACCATTAGAGGCATCTAAATCCTTGAATCCAATCCAGCATGTTAATATATTCTTCATAAACATCTTCATATAAATTAATTTATGGAAACACAAGAAAATTTATTGTGGTTTTTCATTTCTTTTCAGATAGTTACTTAATCCAAACAGAAACAAACCTTTTTAATTCAACAATTTCAGCATATTAGAACAGTTAACTTTGCCTTTCCATTGTATCATTTCAGTTTGGCACCATTTGTGCTCAATAGGCTGTCGTAAGTCAAGGAAACAAACCCATAAAAGAAAGGAAAGTGAAATGACAACGAATCCTCCGACAAGCGAACCCGCAGCTAAATCGTCACATCAAACAGAAAGGGATCACAACATGTCTACAAAAAAAATAAAATTAACTATAACGGAAATTGAAAATCTTAAAAACGATAAGCCGGTAGTTTACACAATCAAATCAGCATCTGGTTTAAGCACATATGTGGGGATTGCCCAAACTGGCATGTTGAAGGCTCGGATTGCAGAACATTTTCAGGATAACTCAAATAATTTTTCAGGCGCTACCGTTGAAATTGTGCATGCTGATAGCATGGAAGAAGCAAAACGGAAAGAATCCGAAATTTTAAAAAATAGTTGCTCTTATGCAGACTGAAAAGCAAATAAGAAAACTTCTATTTTAAAGGAGAAATAACAACTCAAAAACTTACATCTTTTTATCAGTCATTAAATATTCTTCCTATTATCATCCCGAAATTATTTGAAAAACAAATTAATATAATGATCAAAGAAGTGCTTTTACTTTTGACAAAAGGAAGGAGAAATAAATGAAAAAAATTATCAGTGGCGTCATATACGACACCAGCCATTCCGTATTGATTGTTGAGTCAGAAACCTACACGACTTTTTCTGGAAAGATACTGAGCCGTCTTTTCAAAACCCACGATGGGAAGTGGTTTCAAACAATAAAGCCCAAAAAAGAAAATAAACACCAGTCATCAAACACGATTGGCCCAGATGAAGCAAAACAATGGTTGGAAAAACATAGTTTCAGCCTGGAATTGCAAATATACTTTAGCAGCGAAGATTATGGTTGTAAGCCTGATAGACAGGTCATGGTTGCAGAATGGACAGATCCCGCCTTTCCTGTCTCCATGGGTGGAAAACAGGTTGAACGGTTGTATTATGCACCCGGTAACGAATGGATGTTATCTATAACCAGAGAGGCTGAGCTTATACCGATTCGTAAAGAAGAACTGTCAGGGCTTCTGAAAACTCAGCATTTTCAAAAACAATAGATCCTTGACCATTGCCGATTGGGAATCTTCTCTCTATGAAGACATCCATTTTTAATTACAGGAGAAAAAATATGCCACAAAAAGACTACAGCGCTTCTTTTTCAGATGAGGGGTTCTGGAAAAAAATCACTTCAATGCCCGGCAATGCAGGTTGTTCAATAATTAAAGCCGGGATCAGTTTGTATGTTTTATTACGGGAATCAAAGGTTCCAATCTGGGCAAAAATAGCTATAATTGGTGTCCTTGGGTATTTTATATGCCCCTTTGATGTGCTGCCTGACTTTATGGCTGGCATAGGATATACTGACGATTTGGCTTTAATGATGCTGCTTTTAGGGCAGCTGTATGCTTATATGAATGATGATATCCAAAATAAAATCCAATCCTTAATGCCGGAAGACTGCCGCACCGCCCCCATAGTGGAACCGACATATAAATCTTAAAAAAAAGAATCCCAAACCATTGATAGCGCTGGGATTCTTTTTTTTCAGGATTCAGATTTTTCAGCAGAATTTCTTTTATCCCTTATCTTTTTCAATCTTTCCTCAGCAGCCACAGCAATATAATCAGTAAGGCTGACCTCTGTCTTTTTCAATGAATCAATTTTTCCCAACAATGTATCCCAAACCCCCAACTGCATTAACGCTGGTTGTTTCTGCAAGGTTACCACAACACCCTCCGCTTTCAAAATCGCACCAAGATAACCATGGTTATTGCTCGACTGACCACTGTATAGATTTTGTAAGGCAACTGCTCGGAAGGATTGTTCCTTAATATTATCCAGTATGGATCGAATTTCATTCAGAGCAATCCAGTTATGATTAAATGCCCCACTGCTATGGTTTCCGGCAATGCGTATGTATGATTCATCAGTGACATCATTGACGCCAAGCTCATATTCAAGATCGCCCTGCCCTCGGGAAGTCAGCTTTGGGCAACGTCCATGGTAAAGAATTCTGATAATGATTTCAGTATCCAGCTGATCCTGGTTTTCTATTGCTTGTGTAGAAGCAGTTGTCTTTGTTTCCGTTTCTGACGTGTCTACCGTTTCTTCTGCCTTTCCAGTGCTGATTTCTTTTTTGGGCCTGCCCATAATGCTCTCCTTTGTATATTGATTGAAATTAAACCACATTGAATCACGGAGTCTTTCCGGCAACGCCATGATCTCTATCATAATAATATTTATTTCAATTGATTATAGTTACGCTGTAGTAAGCCTTCTTGACGTATTAAAACCTCTTTTAAACAAATATTATTTCATTAGAAATATATTTTAGCGAAGGCCTCCCATGACAACCCATAAGGAGGCCTTAAAGGAGGGAGTCTATGCGTGAAAAAACAGAATTCTGGAACGATTTAAAATCAGGTAAGTTTGCGTCAATGGTCAAGGAATCTGCCAAGGGACATAAGCTTGCCACGCCTGAAGAAGTTTACAATACCATAAAACCATTGTTTGCCGACCAGGATGATGTGGAAACCTTTTACTGTATCTTCCTGAACGCCAAAAATAAAATCCTGGCAATAGAAAAGATGTTTTCTGGGACCATATCCACTTCCAGTGTATATCCCAGAGAAATAATCAAAAAGGTCCTTACCCATAAAAGTACGGCTGTGGTACTTGCACACAATCATCCTTCAGGCGATCCCGAGCCATCCAGTTCAGATTATGCCATTACAATCAGGATTGGAATTGCCCTGGAAAGTATTGGTGTTACTGTTCATGATCATCTCGTTGTTGCAGATGGCTATTACAGCATGGCCAGCTCTGGAAAATTAAAAACAATACAGGACAAAATTTCAGAAATCACTCTCTGATTTTAGCTTTTCATTATGTAAAATCTTTTAGAAATGCAGACACCCTCCTGTAGGAAAAATATTCTATGAGACAGGCCCCGGATCTTTTCTATGATCCGGGTATATGGTTCTACCCTACTGAGGGCACATTTTAAATTTAAGAAAACATTACGATTTAACAAAAACAGGTCAGATCCTTTCAGGGTCTGGCCTTTACTATTTACAGGAGGGGTTATGAGAATTGTAAGAGAAATAATTGCATTTGAAGAGGTGGTTGATGAATTCATGGATGTCGGAGAAGACATAACTGACCTGTCTCTTATCCGGATGTCGTTTATTAAAGACACTCACTATGACAGCTTTGAACTCAGCATGGAAATCTTTGGTGGTGGTGATCCTGATGAGGTGGGACCAGTTCTGGAATTATACATAGATTTGGACTCATTGATAACAGAAGAACAGCTATTCCAGGGAATTGAAAAACACAAGATTCCCACCCTGTTCGATCCGGATCTTCTTGAAGAATTGATCGGAAGAAATGTCCCGATCAAATGGAATGAGGGAGATGAAACTCAAGACTGTATTGATCTTTCGGCTCCTGAAGATGGGTTTTTGCTGGCCATGCTAAGGTGACAGGAATCCTTTGTAATTTTAATCGATAGGAGGAAACCAATGTGGAATACACCCGCACAGAAAAGGCTTGATGAGATACCAAGGCTGTATGAAACGGAAAAGGTACCCTTGGAAAAGAAAAAGGTGTACCTGCACTTTTACATTTTCGACTGCGATTGGTTTATCATTGAATTTGATGGAGATGACCTGTTTTTCGGATATGCCATTTTGAATGGCGACATGGAGTGCGCAGAATGGGGGTATATCTCATTCAATGAACTTAAGGGCATCAATATCCATTCTGTTGAAATTGAATGCGAATCAGAAATATCCTGGCGAATCAGACCGGTGTCAGAGGTTGAAAAAATTCAGATGTGATCATTTCTATCCCCTTATCTCCCCTACCCCCGAATATCAGCCAAACCTCAATTCATAAAAATAATTTTCAATAAGGAATCGGGTCAATTTTTCAAGGAATCATTTTCAGAATCCTGGAAGGAAATACCGGATTAATACCGGACGGTTTAACCCGGTAAACGAACATTTAATTAGGACAAGAGATCTCGGTGAGAGAACAAAGGACTCCCTCACCGACGATCTCAGTTCCTGTAATCTCAATTTTCATTATTCCACCTGAAAAAATCATAGGAGAAAAACAATCATGGGAAAAAGACGGCTGTGTCGAAAAATTCATTTTACCAAAAAAAACATTGAAAAACTGGGACCTCAAAAACCAGATGCACCCTCAAAAGAAATTGAATGGTCAGATGACCTTGCAATTGGGCTTAAATGCCTCTGCAACAAGGCCGATCCGCCCAGAAAGACTTTTATGTTCCGAGGTGTATTCCGTAAACGGAAAATTGCCATTGCCTTGGGAACTTTTCCAAGCTTATCCGTAGAAGAAGCACGTGAGATGGTCTATGAGAATCGAAAGATGATCTCGAAAGGTATCGATCCACTGGCAAATATCGAAAAGCAAAAAGCTGAACTGACCTTTGCAGAGTTCTCAGAGCTATATCTCGCTCATGCAAAAGTTGTAAACAAATCATACTACAGCATCAAAACACGGCTGGAAAATCATATTATCCCGGTATTCGGGAAATATATGCTCAGCTCAATTACAAAAAGAGATCTCCAAAAATTTCTGGACAATATTTTAGCCAGAAAAGTTAAAGGAGGAACTAAAAAAATTAAAGGAGGCACTGTTAATCGTTTCCGATCTTTGCTGTTGAGAATGTTTAATCTGGCAGTTGAGTGGGAGTACCTTTCTGAATCACCAGTTGCTGGCAAATCATTAGCTCGGCAAAAAGAAAGCCCTGGCCGGGATGTTTTTTTATCATTGGATGAATCCAGAAGGTTTCTTGCTGCATTAGATTCTTTGCCGAACAGGGTAAGTGCTTGTGCTCTTAAAATAATGATTCTGACCGGAAAGCGCCATGGGGAAATCCTTTCACTAAAATGGTCTGATATCTCGATTGAGGAAGGTATAATTTATATCCGACGGGAAATGACAAAATCACAGACCTCAGACAAAGTTTTCTTATCCCAAATGGCAAAGGATGTATTCACAGAACTTGAAGAGCACAGAATTGTCGGTAACCCACATGTGTTTCCAGGCAGAAAACATGGTAAACATATGGTAACCTGCCGGAGAGCATTCCTTAATGCCTTAGAAATTGCAGGCATCACCAAGAAAAAGGTTACGATCCACACCCTTCGTCATACCTTTGCCAGCCAGCTCTTGGCTAATGGGGCCAGCCTTTTTGAGGTGAGCAAGATGCTGAACCACTCTGACATGAAAATCACACAACGGTATTCACATTTATCTGACAAGGTCTTTCTTGAAAGAACCGAAAAATTTAGCGAAAGGCTTGCTCAGCCAGCAGGTTAATAGAAAGCACCCAACCCTTTTCGGGGTTGGGTGCCTGTTTTGAGTTTTTCAGATTTCCTAAAGACGGATATCTTCATCCCAGTTGGTATCGATGATATCTTTTTTCATGTCAACTCCTCTCTGTTTATGTTAATCATTCAAACTCTATACTGTTAAGAGCCCTTTTGCTTTCGATATTTTAAAAAGCAATATTCGTACCAGATGAATTGAATGAAAAATTCAGCAAACCAGTCAGTTGATGAAAAAGGTTGTTCTGCCCAATTAACTTAGAATTGATCTGCTCAACCTATTAATTGATTATACATTAGGACCCAACCTTTAAACACTAATAGGTTGGGTCTCTTTTTATCACTATTTAAATATATTCCATATTTTCCGAATTTTACTCGACAGGATTGATAATTTTTGGACTTAACCAATCGCTGTCTGGCCTTGCAATTAACCTTGCATTATTATATGCCCAGTCTAGTTCTAAAATAGTAAACCCAGAATATGCTTTAGCACCTTTTTTAAGTTCCACAGCAAGTGCAACATCTACTACTTGAGGGTCATCAAGGCTTAATGGAAGTAAAAGTTGAATCCCCTTAGATTTTGGAAAGTATTGTGGTATGGCTGCCTTGTAGTTCCACTGAACCCTTTTGATAGCCAAATCAATTGCGTTTTTTATTTTTTCACGAAGCTTACGTTCTATTTCTGTTTCATCTGTCAAATCTTTAGAATATCGGTCTCTGATTCTTTCAGGCACACGATGTCCCCTTTCTCCAACTATATGATTCATATCTGGATCAAGTCTTATTTTAAAATTGAACAAAAGATCAGATTGGTCATTAAAATACTCAGCCCTTTCTGGTAATTTTTCCAAATATGCTAAATAGCTTTTCCCATTGATTCTACTACCTCTGGTGCAAAATCCGACAAAATACCAACGAGGCTTCCCAATTTCTAAAGAAGGCATTTCCTCAAAAACTGCATAAAGAGCTTCATAATATTTATTCACCAAGCCAGTATTAAATACAGCTATATTCGATTTATCTTCTAACTCAACGACTTGGATCTTTTTCTCTCCTGAGTTTGAATTTACATCCTCTTCTTCAAGACGTCGAAAAGTATAAAAGAGATAATTCCGTAAAATTCTATAAGGATCATTTATTGAAGAGTTTGAATAGCTCCAGTCTTCATCCAAAGCTTCCTCAGCTAAATCTTGTAACATTTTTTCATCATCATCATTGTATGCAAATTTCCGAAAAGGAAGATCTTTTCGGGCAAGGATAGCTTTCTTTTCACTCTCTCCAAATAAAAAAGAAACTGTGTCACCCACTTCAAGAGATATGAAAGCACCTTCCCGTTGTACTACAACTTCTTTCCCGTGAATTGAGATTGGATCTTTTGAGTTTGTTGGTAAAATTTTGCCCTGAAATTCACTTTGTCCCCACTCAATAACTTCACCAAAGCATTTTTCAACCATATTTACACTTAACGCAATATAATCTCCACGATCACCGACTCGACTTAAAAAAGAAACATATTGGCCTACCCTTGGGTTAGATTTCGGATAATTTGCTAAACTGTTAAAATGAAAAAGGATGCTCTTCTCAAATCCACCTCCCTGTCGTATATAACCCAAGCCTTTATCAATAACGACGCTGACAATAACGCCGAAATTCAATTTCCCACAACTTTGTACAAAAAACACATTGTTTTTATAAGCATCAAATAAAAAAGTTACTTTCTCACCTATCTTAAAAGATATCTTTTCCGCATTTTGATTAGCAATAACATCTTCTTCGCAAAGAGAAACTGGATTCTTTGAATTTGTTGGTAAAATTTTGCCCTTATTTTCATTCCACTCAATAATTTCACCAAAGCATTCCTCAGCCGCATTTACATTTAACGCAATAGAATCTCCACGATCACCAATCTGACTCGAAAAAGAAACAATTTGACCTTTTTGTGGTATAGAATTTGGATAATTTACAAAGCTATCAAGATGAAAATGAATTTTTTTCTTTATTTTGCCGATTCCATTAATAAAACCATAGCTTTCGACATCATTTATGTACACAATATCCCCATAATCCCATTTCCGATTAATCTTTTTTGCGTCGAAACCATGTTTCTCAGATGTAACAGCAAAGAAACAAACTTTCTCTTTCAAGTTTATTGGGGCTTTGTTTATATCTAAGACATCTGAAATATGGAAAAATACTTGCTCTCCATTTTCATCTTTTATCCAACCGTATCCCCTCTCTTCAACAAACTGGTCAATATATCCAAGCTTGTAATCAGGGGTACAAAATTCTTGATGTAAATTCATAGAAACCCTCCAGTAAACCCATAATATAACCGTTGTGATAATTTACTTGATAGATCTAAATTTAAAATCTCAGCCAAATTGATATTCAGATATATGCAATCATGCGTAACAACATGTCAATAAAATTTTTTCAAGATTTTGGAGCAACGATAACAAACAGGATCATCTTTATTTCTCGATGACACTTTCATTATGAAATGTCCGCAAAATGATAAAAAATAATTATAGGTGTTATCAAAAAACTTATGCCGGATGACAAAAAAATATCAATAATAGAAAAGGAGCCACTCATACTAAATTTTAGCAATTTTAATCCCTGCCTGAAACCATTGACGAAGATTCAAGCCATGAAGCGCTGCCTCAGTCGGATCTTTCCCAAATCTTGATGGAATTATACATCGACTTGATTTAGGAAAATACTTCTTCCAGAACTGATAGCACGGCTTTCCCCCTGCACTGTCAGTATCCAATGCAATTAAAATATGCCTGGCATGATTGCGTAAAAAACCCATCAATATCGTATCGGGCTTATTCGTCGCAGAACCTAATGCGATGGGTGTTACATCAGGACCCAGAACTTGATTCAGCAATATGGCGTCCAGATCACTCTCAACAATAACAACATCAGTTCCCTCACTAAGAGTATTATAAAAAGGATAATTTTTAGATCCAAATACATTTTGATATTTTGAATACTTCCCCGGATCTGGCAGACGGATACGCAAACGCAACACTTGACCACCTTGAACATATGGAATTACAAGCCCACGGGGAAGACATATCTTTTTATTTTTACCCGTTTTTGGATTGATTTCATCTGGCAAGCCCCACTGCGATCTTTCCCGATAGTAGTATTTTGGTAACAGACCAAGATGGAACTTTTCAATTGTTTCATCGGTAAGACAACGTTGAGTATATAGCCACGTCCTGCAGCGCTGGCCGATTTTACTGAAAAGAGTTTCCTGAGCAAACTTGATCAACAACGATGCCCTTTCCTGCCACATATCAGGAGGAGGACTGATTTCCTTGGGTTCCCATTGATCTCTGCTTTTTATAATTTCAGATCTGCATGGTCCACCATTATTAATTTTATGGTCATTCCCTGAGTATTGGCAGGCCTCAAAAAAAGTCATATTCTTAAAATCTATTAAGTATTGAAGTAAATCACCCGTTATTCCACATTGCCGACACCAATATCGGCCAGTATCCCCCTGATTTATCCAGACTCGAAACCGATCACGGCCACCGCAGACAGGACACGGAGAACAATATTCTCCCCCATTGGTTGAAGATACCTTTTTTAAGGCAATACCATCAGATTGAAGTTGATCCTGTATATTCATTTTTCAGTCCCCATTTTAAAAATCCCCGAATTCCCTTCCAATTTAATTTTCAGGATGTATTGGTAATCAATCAATTCAATGGTGAAGGGGAAGAAGGGTATAAAAAAGCACAACAAAAAAATATGTAGTAGAGGTAAAAGACTTTTTATTTTTTGTACTGTTTTCAATTTTACCCCCTTTATTCCCTATTCCCCTTTTTTCCATACGTAAAAGTGAATCTAACCTGTTAAATTTGAGCTAACCAAACACTTCCTACTTTTCCGTTTTATTCCCCTTGTCACCCTTCCCCCTTGAAATTTGTGAATCCCTTCTCTCATTTGGAGTTATGCGAATAACACTGGTGTTGGGGGTTGAGGGTGATATTTTGAAAAGATTTATCTGTTGAACTGAGGGTCTATCGAAGACCCCCAGTATTTTAAGCAAACTAAAGACTATGGATTGTCTTCTTTTTTGACCTGCCAGATAAGTGAGTGATTTTTAAAACCCAACTTCACAAGGTGATAACCCTCAGGGCCAAATCTGGTTCCGGCAAATTTTGACAACATTTTACCAACCTTCTGGGTAAGGTTCCCTGATCTCGGTGCAACGCCAAGAACAGACTCCGGCAGAAACTCTACCAACCTGGACTGGCAGATTTCTTTTGCCGTAACTTCCCTTGTGCCGAAATGTTCATGCCAGGCCTGGAGGAAATGCTCATATTGATTGGATTCGTCATCAGCATCCTGGTACAAAATTTCCAGATTGCTGAGAAAATCAACTAAACCAGCATTATGCAAGACGCCTCCAACCACTCGTGTCCATTCCTCAAAGCTTCCCATGGTAGGAACATCTGCAACCGGCTGGCCAGCATCAAACCAAGCACGTACCAATGTCAATATTGCCGACAATAGAGCAGATCTATTTTTTTTAATGTGCAAAAGCAGATTCTTATATTTAAAATCTGACCTCTGCCACGGCCTGGAATTCTTTGGGTCCAGTTGAATCACATAGCACCTGCGTGAAATATCCCCGCCCAGACGGATGTTGTTACCATTCATGATCCAGGTGGTGTTGTTGGGGTATGATCTTATCTCAGTCTTTCCGAGTGTCCGATCCGCCCACTCGGAGGTTGTGAGTGCTGATGCGAATGCCGGGCTGTTAATAATCCGGTCCACGTTGTCATATACCCTGATCTGCTTGCCTGTTGTACAGGCTGAAGTTATCTGTCTTCGGATCTCACCCTCACTGCCAGGCATGGTCAGAGTCTGCGGCATCTTCCCTGTGGCAATCAGGTGAATAAGACTTGTAAGCAAGCCCTTTCCCGTGCCTTTCTGGGTGCTCTCAATTAGCGCAAGCGGAACAATACCATCAATTGCAGGCCGTACGATGGGTGTTATCATCAAAGCAATTGCATTACACAAGCTGCAATTGTCTACGAATGGAAAATCTGTCAGAATATCGGTTAACAAATCCACAGAATCTCTGATCTGGCCCCCTGTGGGATGTTCAGAGACATCAATGGAAGGGATTGTTTTATCCGGCCAGTAAAAGTACTGGCTCTGACTATCATAACCTGGGTTACAGACGATTGTACCACTGATTCTTACAACCGGGGATTCGGCTATCCCTCTTATCTGAGGGATCGAATCCGGGTAATTTTTCAATGACAGAATGTCACGGATGATATTCGTCGGCGGCAGGGTATAATCAACTCCGGAGCTGGTCGTCTTTTCAAAATGAATTACCCTGTCAAGTATGCCACGCAACTGGTCATTGGTAATCTCATGGATGTAAGGTCGGCCATTATCATCACGCAGGATCTGAACCAGGTAATTGTTACGCTGATAAATATTCAGGTTGGTTTTCGACAAGTGCTCCTCCAGCACCAGATCAGTAATTACGTGCATGGGATTTTCCGAGACATTGATGATTGGAAGCTGGGGTGTCGAATCCTCTTCGTTGTAAACCGGGATATCCGGCTTTGAGACGTTTCCAAGTGGTTCTGTTTCTGGATGACCAAACTCAGCTCTCTCCTTTTCAGTCTCTGCTACCATCTGTGCCATCAGATCTGCATCAACGGCGTTTTTATTTAAATCAATATTATTCATAGATCGAATTCCTATTTTAAATTGGTTAGTAGCCCCGAGACCTGCGAAACAGATCTCGGAGGATTTTAATGCTGGTTTCAGGCCACCTTTCCGTTCCATTCAGCCAGTTTCAGAAGAACCGGATGATCAAGGCTGTCGATCAGATAGTCCCTGAAATAGATTTCCAGTATGGCCTCGTAACTAAAATCGAAAGGCACAGGATCAGGCAGGTCAAATTTCGGCGTTACCGGTCCATGCTCCGGTCCAGGGAGAACCACCCATTCTTTGGTTGATCGTTCAATGAACTCATTGACGGTCTCTCCCCAGACATTTGTCTCTTCATCAACAGGATCTGGTATGAAAAACATCTGCAATTCCCCAAACTGATCCCTGAAAACTGAGATCATTATATAGGTATACCCATCGGGGACACCCTCAAGATCAGGTTGGATGAGGTAGGGGGTCCCGGTGTCCACATCGAAAACCATTTTAAAGACTTCTCCAGTATATCCGTTAAAAGATCTCAGGATTAAACTGCTCTTGAATTCCTTTGTATTACCAGGTTCAGGCCCAGGTCGTTCCGGGCGGTTTGGATCTTTAATTGATATTTCAATCATTTCATTCTCCTTGCTGTCATCATTTTTGTTGTTAAGCTCTTGCCGTTTGCCATTTTCAGGCGTTGTCGTGTTAGACATTGTTTAATCCTCCATTTTGGATTAGTGTTGTGGGAAATACTCCCGTATTAGTTTGTGTTAAGGATCGATCATTAACGCCTTTAAGATAGCCCAAAGGATGGAGGATGTAAGAGTAACAGCTTAGAAGAAGATTGAAGCCGCTGAGACTACGATTGTAAGAGAAGATTAGAGTTGTGGATAAGAAATCGCTGAAAAATAAAAACTTTTCTGTGACTCAATTATTTACCTTTAGGTACTTCGCAAATAAGACATGATCGATTCAACAAAATAACAACATATAGATTTTGAAATCTGATCATGCCTGTATTTTGTGTTGTGTTCCAAAGTATAGAATTGCGACACTGAATCACATATATGAGACCCTTCCAAGGTCGTGATTGAAATATGGCGGGAAAAACTTTTTTCATTTCATTTTTTAATATTCTTTAAAAACGCTGAAGCTTGCCTTTTCAAATGGGTTTTCTTTGGCCATGGAAACCCATTTCTCAATCATTCTGTTTTCACTATCAAGGCTGAAATCAATATTATTTTTTTCGGCAAGAACAGCTATTGCACCTGAAATCATCGTAGCAATATCACCGACGCCCAGATACGGTTTCCGTCTGAAGAGCTTTTCAGCAAGCCTGATGGTCAATAGTCTTAATGGATCAGTAGGTCTTTTGCGGGCAACTGCCATTGTAAAGGCCTTCTGACTTTTCAGCCATTTATCCTGCTGTCCTTTTTGGAGGTATGATTCACCAGGTATTTCCCGACACAAAGAAATCTCAATTTCTCTTGCATGATCAAGAACCGTTACCGCATCTTCAAACAATGTATCTGCAATACGCCGCCGATCTGTCTTATTGTATCTTTCAAAATCGATATCCCCTTCAAGGGCGCTAAGGGCTTCCTGAGCCAGAACGATCGACAAGTAGGCAAAAAATCTCCAGCGTTGTTCATCACGCTGAGGCGCGGGGGATTTTTCTGAGATGGTTCCGACAAAATCTGTATCATTGTGGACTCTGCTTTCAAAACAATACTCAGCAAGATCAATCATAGTGAATTTAAACTGATCCTTATCCGGTTCAAGCTGGATGATGGGATATTTCTTTTTTCTATCTACTTTCTCTTCAATTAATCTGGCGTCATGGGAATCGATATAGTATCTGACTGTATCAGAAGGTTCTTCCATATCATCAAACTCAAATTTTTCAGTGTCAGACATCCCATGGTCAACATAAGCCACATATGCACGATTAAATTCCAGATTACTGTCGAGTTCCGTAACAACAAATCTATCTTTGACAATTACCTCCTCTTCCACCGCCTTCTTCTTTTTTCCTCTCTGGTAATCAGACAACTCAGCTGGACCGGAGAATTCTATCAGTAGATTTTTCTTTTCGCTTTCAAAACAAAGATCACAGACAGCGTATTTATACGATTTCAAACGGCTTTTTTTCTCTGGAGATACTTTTTGGGGAGTTCTCGGAATTTTCAGTGCATCTGAGTAACCTTCTATCCCTGCGGATAAAATATCCTCATATTCCTCGGCCATTGCACATTTTGTCAAATACAACTTATCAACAAAATAGACCGGCTCCTTTTTGGGATTTTCTTCGGCATAGATCTTTTTATTACCCAGGAATATCCTTACGTCTCTTATGAAATCATCTATTCTTTCCATCCTATTGATGATTATCCCGTTTAATTTAAACGCCTCATCATTGAAGTTTTTCATAATAAACATCCTTTCTCCCATATACATGATATGCCCCTTTTTCTAATCATTACACTTTTTCTTTCTGAATATCGCCCGCAAAAAGCTTTCTTTCTTAGACTTAAGTTGGATATAGGGTCCAAAATCCTGATAGATTTTTTCTGCATCTCTTGGAATAATATTTTTTCGCCCTCTTCCAAATATTTTAAGGATTTTATCTAATAAGTATTTTTTGGGGAGCCTTATGGTCATACTTTATCCTTTGCTTATAAATTGCCTTCATCTATTTTCTGATAAAATGAAATGATATAAAAATTGATATCAACAAAACCTGCATTCAGGCTCTTTAAGAATCTTTTTGTTAAAATCAATAAATGGACCGTGAAAATGAACCTGTTTGAAATTCCAATCTCTTTGCCGCCGCATTATAAGGGTATCAACCGCATAGCTGACTATTCCACCCATCACTTTGTTGATATCAATAGTTGCCCCCGCACACTTACGTGCAGGTCTTCCGTTCTGATCACCAAAGAGACAACCAAAACATGCTCCGCCTTTCTCTTGCACAAATACATAACCGCTGTCTGCTTCAGGGTTAACTGCTGTAAAAATTACAGGTTTATCTTTGAATTTTTCAGAGCAATAAAACCGAGTTTCGCTATTATCAACACCAACGATGACAATATCAGAATCAAAACATTTCTTTTGATCAACTGCTTCCTGAATCATCAACGACACACCGCGGATTATAGATTTGCCTGTTGCCATTTGTGATAGATTTTCTGACAACTGACCTGCTTTAGGTTTGTATAAATCCTTTCTAAAATAATGCTGCCGGGACAGGTTTGTAATGTCAACTCGGTCGCTATCATAGATATTGAGTTCTCCAATACCTTTCCTTACCAATGCGATACCTGTTTCTGATCCGAGCCCACCTGCACCAATAAGGTTGATGCGTGTTTTTTCAAGTGCTCTCTGATTAAATCCTTTGAGCAGACTGTGCCTATTGTGGACATCGTGCTCATTACAATGAGTTCCGGTTATTTTTTCTGTCTCATAGATTACAAGTGTTTTCGAGCTGGTAAAGATGTCTGTCATGTTTTTTTACCCCTTTTCCAACAATTTCGATATTAATCCCAAGCTCTTTTGAAAAGAACCTGAAAAATCCATCCCTACTGAAAATAGCACCAATAGCCTTCATACCAACTTTTTCTCTTCGCATTTGATCATTTATATCAGTCACTGAAGGACGTATTGATTCGGGCCCTTTTCCCGGATGTATATGAAATACACCCGTGAGCAGACCGCCATATGTGTCTATTTTCATAAGAGTCTTGTATGTTGAAATGAGATTGGAACGTGCATAGACAGAAGTTTGTGTATCGTGCTGGAGATATTCCATTCTTTCCATTATAATTAAATTTTCATCAAGTTGAATACCACTTATATCAACTAATGATTCATTGCACCTGTCCCGGTTCAGATAATGGAAACATTCATAAACCAACCTTGAAGAAATCACATATTTATAATCAAGACGCTTAAGTGGTATATCTTTTTCTATAATATCGCCCCATAGGTAATTTATAGCAGACCTATATACTTTCATGAACGTAGGCGTATTCTTTTGAAAAACCACTGATACTCTTGCAGACCAATCAGGCATGTTCGCTCCTTTTATCTAACAAAACCAAAATGCTTCTGTAATTAGTCTCTGCACGTTGAGGATAGCGTCATCCAAGCCGTTAATCCGTTTGAGGAAGTGCACAAGATACCACCCATCACCTTGATGCATAAAACATCCCCAATGCTTATGGCTCTTTAGAAATGATGGTGGGTTTTTTATATAAACCTTTGCCTCATATGGCCCACTTCTGACAGCACCTTCCCATTGCAATATTTCATTGTGTTTTTTATTGTAAAACTTATAGTGGCCAATAGAGTAATTTGGATTCTGTGCATTGATCACCCATCCAGCTTTCTGCCACAAAGGGACAAAGGTTGCTCCTGATCCTGTTCGGTATGACCGTCGAATCTTTACAAATTGCGATCGCTTACTATTGTCTGAATATGTTTCTGTTTTTTGTGCCAAGGGTGGTGAGGTGGTGCGTGGCGAAGTTTGCTCGTGAGAAGAAACACGATGAACTACTGGTGGTTCTGCACTATTAAAGACGGTAAAGATACGATTTAAAATCAAATCAAATAATCCCATGTCCACACCTCCTGTATTGAAATCCTATTAGAACTTATTCCCCGGTATGCCGACATCCTGATACGAAGCGGCATAAAGCTGAGAACCTGGCCGAACCTTTTCATACAAATCGACATCTTCTTTGAACGGTAGGGAATCCCATTCTTTAAAGATAGCGCAGTCATCGAATTCAGGATTTTTAGCTTTAAGTGACCTTACAGTGTCTCCAGGACGAATAACAACTTCACGGCAGACCCCTTCTCCTGCACCTGGAATTCCAAGTTTCACCAGTTTATTTTCCATGTACCGTTCCTCCTTTTCGAAATAAGTTATTTCTAATCCAACTTAAGGCAACTTCTATGTCAGTTAACAAAACTGACACAGTCGGATTGGGCCATTTAGCAAGCCTTTCCACAACGGCTTTAAAAGGATTATATCAAATCAGCTATCTTGTCTGAATTTCAAAAAATAATCGAAGCCACATTACTCGCCAAGCAGTAAAAAGAGACCAGGATAGTTCCCACTCTCCTGATTTTTCTAAAAGTTAAACTGAGATTTAGGCAGTCAGGGAACTCTCCGGCCAGATCCAAGTCGAGAAATCAATGATACTCTTTAAAACCTATTATTCCCCTATTATGGCGATGTTTCCGGTTATAATTTTCTACCGCAGCCGCCAGATTCATGCCCTCACCTATAAAAAATGGAGCATATTTTTGAGAAGACATCCAAACTTCACCTCCCTTAATGAATATTCGCTTCAGATATTGCTCCCCTTTTCTGGGGTAAACAGCAGCCATTTCATAATCTTCAAAGGTTACCACTCCTATGATAGGTTGGCTATTAATGGAATACGCCTCTTTCAGACTTTTCTTTTTGTTGAGAAAGTCAAACATCAACTGGTTTCTTTTTTCTTTATTATTTTTCTGTATGGCGTTCATATCATCAATCTCCTTATGGCTGAATTAATAAAAAATTTGTGCTATATGAAGTCTATTTTGCAATCCCCATGCCAATTACTGTCCCTGTGTTATATTTTCCTTGAGTCGTGTAAAACCAACATACATAACTAATTGATTTATAATAAAATATTAATCAATCAATATTCAAATACTAACTTGTAGTCGTTTATATCTCATTATTTAGACCCCAATAATTGTCAAATTCTTTGCCGAAAAATATGCGATATAATAAATTTTTTTGTATATAAATAATTTTTCTTATGATAACAAAACTATATTCTCAGATAAACCAAAGATAATTTTTTATATTTTCCAAAGATTAGGCTCCCGATTGAAATAACAGAAAAAATGTTGCTTAAACCGTAATTTAGTTTTCCCTTAATTGACCATTTCTTTTAATAGTGATACGAAAATTGATTATTGCAGGGCATCTACCTTTTGAAGAACTATGAGCGAGGCGAATCATGGAAGCACGAAATAGAAAGATTGCTGAATGGTATGGAAAAATACAACGTGGAGAAATCAAACTTCCAAGATTTCAACGTTATGAAGCCTGGGACAGGCATCGGATATGCAGCCTTATTGAAACAGTTATCCACAATTTACCTCTTGGGATAACCCTGATATTAGAAGTGGACATTAATGATGAGAAATTTATATCTCGTTTTTTAGAAACAGCCCCAGAAGCTAGCAACCGTGTTCTTGAACATCTATTAGATGGACAGCAGAGGTTAACCGCCCTATGGAGAGCATTCCATAATAACTATGATTGGGAAACATACTTTATCTATATTAAAGAATTCGATAACTATGACAAAGATGAAGAAAGAGAAGATATGACAGTTTTCTTCCGGGGACGCTATGTGAAAAAAAATGGGGACAAGTATCCATTATGGTGTGACAAACCCGCACAATGCTTACAGAGAGGATTCATTCCAACCCATCTTCTAAAACCGGAAGACATGCAAAATGAAATTGATGAATGGATCAATGAAGCAACTCAGCAATTACGACCTAAGGATGATATCGAAAAATTAGAAAAGTTCTTAGAATTAAAAAAGTCTATCAGTGATAAAATTAAAGATTTAAGGTCTGTCGTGGCCAATTATAATCTACCATATTTATCGTTGCCTTCACAAACAGACAAAAGTATTGCCCTGAATGTATTCATCAACATGAACACCAATAGCCAACCTCTCTCAACATACGACATAATCGTTGCTGAAGTTGAGAGCGTCATGGGGAAGTCCTTACATGACCTTCAAAATGCAATGGATGAAGAAGATCCCAACATTGGAAGATATTCGGACCTTTCGGATATGATCCTGACCACATCCGCTTTGCTCCAAAATGCCCTCCCGAACCAGAGAGGGGCATGGGACATGGACAAACGCATTATGGTCGAAAAATGGGATGTCATGAAGCTTGGCTTAAAGCGCATGGTTGAGTTTTTGAACCGTGAAGGAATTTATGACCGGCAGCGCCTGCCAACCAATGCTGTTCTTGCAGTAATAGCAGCTCTATACGCCGATGTACCAGAATCAGGTGATAAACGAGGCCAGGACGAATTGTTACTTAAAAAGTATATATGGCATTCTTTTTTTACAGACCGATATGAAAACTCAGCAGCCACAAACGCTTTTGCGGATTTTGGTGTTCTGCGAAAAGTAATAAAAGGTGAAACAAAAGCTGATGGCAGCAAATTTAGTATTGAAGATATTCCAATTTTTAAAGATCATGACCTGGTAGAAACAGAAGAGCTACTTACTGCTGAATGGCCGAAACGGTCTACCATAAGGGGACGTGCTATTCTGGCTGTAGTATCCCGGTTAGGAGCTTTAGATTTTTCAACAGGTGAACGATTAGACCAAGCCAGTATTAACAAAAGGCACTATCACCATGTTTATCCAGATGCGCTCCTTAAAGGAGCAGAAATAAATAGTTTTCTGGCCTTAAACTGTGCGCTCATCTCAGACAAAACCAATATTTCAATTGGGCGCAAAGATCCTCTCCATTACTTGAAAGACAGATATCACTGGACTTCAGAGGAGATTGTAAAAGAAAGGCTTCAATCCCATCTGATACCTATTGAAGAACTTGCCAATGGCGGTTACAAAGACATGTCAGATGAAGAAAAGGCTGAAAAACTCAAAACAGATTTTGACACCTTCATCCGCAAACGTGCTGAAATAGTAATGAAAGCGGCTAAACTACTCGCAGCGGGACGACAACTAAGTGCAGCTGAAATATTTGGGAATTAATTTATAGAAATCATTGCTTTTATGGCTCTGGTATTGATTAGCTTTTGTCCGGTAAGCAAGGCGGATATCTGCTGCGTTTGATCTCAGGAGCCCAACATATTTTGAGGAGGATTAGTGTGCTACCAAAAGACAAAATGCCAGAAGCCGAAGTCGTTTTGAGATTTGCTATGGCATTAATTACAAAGGGGTATAAAGAATCATCTCAGGGTGATTTCATCGAAGGTCAGTAATGATATCCATAGCGACTGGAAAAATAATATTCTATAGGGATAAATAAAATGAACCTACAATATTGGGACGCTCTTTGCCGGATGGCTGAAAAATCCGGTGAAGAGATTAATGGCGAAAAAATAACCGATATATTAAGCAGAGCTGCTCTGTTTTTATTGCCTAATAATAACTTCCCAGCTCCCTCAACAAAAGCTATCCAGCTTAATAAGATTGCTGAAACATTCAAGATCCCTTTCCCGGAACTTGCCATGATCTATGAGAATATAGGCTGTATTGTTTTAATAGCCCCTAAAGAAGCAGGCATAGAAAATGTTTGGCATAGTTTAGGATATTTCAAGGTTGAGGAAGAGAGTGAAGATTCCTTCGGTTTAGAGACATTAATAATCGTGCCCTTAAAAACGACCCTGCACAAAACGGAATTAGGGCCCCAGCTCCAATATGATAAAAGCGCATTTAAAGGAATGAAACTTTATGCCAACTTGGGAGATGACTTTAAAACAATACCTGTAAATTATGAAAAACCAGACATTGCTTCTGTGGATATTTACAAGCATCAGATACATAGATTCGACACAGCATTTCATGTTTTCACTATCCTGGAAGGAGATACAGAGAATTTCATCCTGGAAACGACCCCGAAAAAAGTCCGTAAGCCAAAACCTGGAAAGGTCCCAAGATCCCATGAGCGCCCATATTATACGCTGCTCACCCCCAAAAAAATAAGGAAAAAGCTGAATTTAGAGGACCCAACCTCGGAAACCGGAAGTCATAGCAGCCCGGCTCCCCATGAGCGAAGAGGTCATTGGAGAACCTATCGTGATGAGCGATACAAAAATATGCGGGGCAAAAGGCAGTGGATCGGGCCAGTTTGGATCGGGGCTTCTGAGGCCAAGGTAGGGAATAAGATCTATAAAGTTAGATTAGATCTTTAAAAATATTTTGACATTATCGTTGGGTTTCAGCCAAACTTATTGGTGATGGTCCTTTATCATCTATAAAATTAAAGAGTTACCTTTATACATTGAATCAAAACTATCTGACAGTTTCTGTCAGATTAAATCACGATTTAGACAATTATCCCGAGCCCCTCCTGTCAAAGGGCTCGGGAATTTTTACTGTTTGCGTCAGGCTACCTTTCCGAACCTTTTAGCCAATCTAATAAGAACCGGATGGTCAACACTCTCGATCAAGTAGTCACCAAAGCAGAGTTCTATGATGCATTCGTAACAATAATCAAACGGATCAGGATCAGGCAAATTAAATTCTGGCGGTACTGAACCATAATCCCCATATGGTAACACCACCCATTCTTTTGTGGATCGTTCCAAAAAGACATCCATTGTCTCACCCCAAATATTTACTGTATTATCAAAATGATCATCTAAGAACAGGACCTGGAGATCCCCAAATTGATCTTTAAACATTGGGATTCTTATCAAAGAATATATATGGGGATCTATTTCTAACTCAGGATGCAGAATATAAGGGGTGCTGTCCACATCTACAGCCACCTTAAAAATTTCTCCTGTGTAACCGTCAAAAGATCTGAGAATCATACTTCTTGTGATTTCATCATTATAATTAACTTTCAGATCATGCGGTTCCGGACTTATAGTGTCTTCAATTGATACATTCTGTCCCACCGCTTTTCTGTTATTATTTTTTTCATCAAACCTCTGCCGATTGCCCTTGTGGGTCTTAGTCGTTTTTTTCAT